AGAGCGTCAGATTCCGGTTCTGAAGGTCGTGCGTTTGAATCGCACCGGGGTCACATTGTAAAATCGTAATTGTCTTACTGTTAGATGATTACGATTTTCTGTTTTATACTGTTGCACAACATTCGCACAACATCTCGGTATGTGGAGAGATTTATTAATAAAATAAAAGCCCGTTTTTTAGACAGGCTTATATTAAAGGGAGGCTTTTTATGGCTACTTATCTAAAGAAAACTCATAGGTGATTTCGGTTATATCTTTATTGAATAAGTACATTGAACTAGTTAGGATTTTCCCTCCTAGTTTATTGTTACCTCTAAATGTGAACTTAGTTTTATATCCATTAAATTCTCCTTTATATGCTTCTTCTTTTTTATCATATAAATTTAGTAGGCTATCTCTAATCTGCTCCAGTATCGGAATACTATCTGCCATTACTTTAGTCCTTGCTCCGTAAAGTAAAGGGAAGTCTTTATCTACTGAATACTCTGAGATTTTACTTTTGGTTTTTGAAATTTGATCATCAAGACTTTTAGCTTCTTCACTATGCATAAATAAAGTGAATACGGAATCAACTTTAGACATTTCTACAAACTCGTAACTATTCCAGTCATTCATCGTAGTTTTTAGTTTGGCTTCGATAAGCTCTCTTGCTTTGTCTTCATTTGATTTCCCACATGAACAAAGTGCAGTGATTGCACATACTAATAAAATGATCTTTTTCATAAGCTAGTTTTTAATTATCCGATTTTATTTGATTTTTCAAGATTACATTTTTGGCAAAGTAATTGTAAATTCTCAACGCTTGTATCCCCACCTTTAGAGAAAGGAATAATATGATCTAAGTGCAAATTTTCATTCGATCCACAATAAACGCATTTTCCTCTGTCTCTATTCCAAACAGCATCTACAACAGTTTTTGGTATTGGAGGACGTTTGTTTGCTTCTGGGAATATCTTACCTTCATCTATAAGCTCTTGAAGAGCTCTTTTCTCTAATTCTCTTCTTTCTTTTCTAGCTATAATAGATGCTTTTATTTCATTTAATTTTATTGCTTCTTCTATTTCTTTTTCCTTTCTGTAGTCTTCTCTCATTTTATCCTCTCCTCGTTTTATAGCTTCTGGACTGTAATCAATTTCTAAAATATCAGTGTTGTCTTGAATCTGTATTTTGGGTGCATATCTATCTGAGTGGGGAGCAATGATTTTAACTATACAAGGAGATTTGTATGGAATAACTAATTCACCAAGAGGTTTACTAATAATAGTTACTTTATTAGAAAATAGTCCATTATAATAAAATTCACTTTCTTTGCAATCCCAAATAACATATGGGGCATAGTTAATACCTCCTGATCTAAGTGATTTATACCTCAATATTTTTTTATATTGATTAATTTCTATCAAGTCGAACATTATTGGGATCAGATCTTTATTAGGTGTAATAGGTGATGATGTATGGCTAGTGGTTTCTACTTTATTAAGTTGCTTTGGAGGTATGTTAGATATACGTTTTAGCTTCTTATATCTATTATAGTTATAGAAACTTTGCCATATCGGAAAAACAAATAAAGCTAATATTATTAATAATGTTATCATTATCCTATCTTCTTCTAGGTCTTTGTAATTCTATAACGTTAAATATCTGCTTTACTTCTGCTAGATCAATCACTCGATCAGGATACATACTATTTAAAGAATGTATTGTGATTGTATGATTATCTATATTATGATCTATGATTCTCTTTACGAGTATTCCTTCTTCATGTACAATAACGAAATCCCATTTAGTATAATGTAGCTTTGATTCTATCCAGTATTGGGAATATATTTCTCTACATAATAATCTGTCACCTTCTAAGTAACTTTCTTCGGTTCCGTCATTCATACTATCTCCCCTTACTTCGAAAGCTACGTAGTTTCCTTTGGCTTCATGGTCTATAATGAATGGTATGGTTGGGAGAGTTTCCATGTATGCGGCATCTTGATATCCGCATAGGTATCCTGCTTGTGCGTATTGGCTCACTAATGGTACGTTTATAATATGGCTTTGGTTAAGTGGTATTGCTTCGCTTATGTTTGTTTTAGCAATATTATCGCTAGCTTCGTTGGATACAAAATACTCAGATACTTTTTCTATTCCGAAAACGTTTACAATGTTGTTGTAAAGTTCCTCTGTTAGAGGTTTTTTGCCGCTTTCTATTTCTGATAAATAGGCTTGCTTAATGCCTATTTTCTCTCCGAAATCTTTTTGTCTAAGTTTTAGTGACTTCCTTAAAGATGCGATATTGATTTTATTCATAATGTTAATTATTGTTATTATGGCGATAAAATCTTGCGATAAATAGCGATATATCGCAAGAAGATGATATCTTTGCAATGTCAATCAATCAATCAACACTGCAAAGGTGCGAATATTGTGCGATAAAACCAAATTATTTACATAACTAAAAATAGGTAAGGCAATGAGAAATAGAGATTATGAACTAGTAAAGAACGGCAAATATAATATGAAAGCCATCATGCAGAGAGCTTGGGTATATGTACGCCAGTACGGTTATTCTCTTAAATCTGCCTTGCGTACTTCTTGGGTGGACGCTCGTTTGGCTATGGATGAATATGTAGAATCATTGAAGCCGAAAGCGATTGAGTCTAAACAGGGTAATGTGTTGAAAGCGTTTTTCGCCGATAAGTATGCTAACTACGATAGTTCTTGGAGATAATGAGTGAAGAAAAAATAAACGAAAACTTAGTTTTCCTTCGGAAATACACGGACGATCTGAAAGAACGAGATGAATATACAGTTCAGATGCTGGCTGGAAGCAAAGAAACGAAAGAAGAAATTATCAGTAACTTTCTTCGAATAATAAAAGATTACGAGGCTCTGTTAGGTTAGAACCTACGAAAGAAGCGAGCAAAACGCTTTCAGGGTACATTGATTAGTTCTTTGACATATTGGATCATACGAAAAGAAATTCAACCGTAGCAGGAATGCCGTGATCGGTTGAAGGTTCGAATTAGTTACATATATCACTTGGAAGTCCGAAAAGTCTTTATCAGTAAGCATATAGCAGTTAAGGCGAGCTATAACGCTATCTAAGTGATTCAACATACAGCCCGTCACGTCTCGATACGTGGGAGAATCCGTAAAAGGTATCGCGGGCACTAACTAACTTTAAAAGTATAATAAGGAGGTAAATCATGCATTATAAGAATAGTGAGATTATTGTTAGCGTAGCGGTTTGTCATAGAGGGACCCATAATATTATTGAGGAATGTGCAACGATAAAGGAAGCTCGTAAATTCTCAAAGGAGAATGGATATAACGAAGCTGATTATTGGTATTTGGCAGCTGAAGTAATAAATAAGGATGGGGATACTAACCCTGCCGTTTGGAATAAGGAGAGAGGAGAGGCAATTAAAAGACTGAAGAAGTTGTTGTAGTTACTAAACAATACTAATACATCTATCGAGATGTATTGAGTTGTTTTGTTGTGTTTTATTTTGTGTTTGTGTTGTAGGGTGTGCCGTTCGTGAGAATAGCGCACCTTTTTAATTGGATAAGTGGCGGAATTGGTAACGCTTAGTAGAGTAAGATTGTAAGCCAGACATTCTGTAACCATTCAGTGAGGCTCTTGAATTTACATTCCCGGTTCGAATCCGGGCTTATCCACTAATAATAATCAAATAATTAATCTTATGGCAAAAAGGATAAAGACAATAACGGGAGATTGGGTAGATTCAATTAGTAAGCTATCTATAAATGAACCAGCTAGAGTTTTAGATAGTAATTATGATCGTGTTATGAGTTCTGCTCGTTATCGACTAAGACGGAAAGGTATTGAAATAGAGACCGTCGGAGATAAATACTTTATAGGTAAAACAAGGTTTTTTAATATTAAAAGGATATCGTGATGGAACCCTTAACTCAATGTGAGTATCAAGTAGCACATGAAGTTGCAAAGGGGCATACTCCTTCTGAAATAGCTGAATTGCTCCAAAAGTCAATATGGACAATAAAGGCACAGATTAGGGATATTCATAAGAAGTTAGGCATTAACAATAACGTAGAGCTTACTTTATTCCTGCTATGTGATAGGACTAAAAGAAACTTTGATTTGAAGGAGATTAGGAAGCACGGTATTGAGTTATTTTTCTCTGTGTGGTTTTTGGTAATAGCTGTTACACCGGATTATCAAATGGACATGAGACGTTGCAGGGTACGATCTAATGCAAGGACTTCTGTACGAGCAACTAGAAATAGAAAGGACTGTGATTCATTTTATATCGTCTAGTATTAACTAAAAAATAATGTTCTATGAAAACTATTCATAAAATTCAAAATGCTATTGCTGTCATTGCTCTTGCTATGGTGACCCACCTAGCATTGCAAATCGAAATGACTAGAAACGAAACAATATCATGTATTATAATGCTATTGTTAACTGTGTTCATGCTTTTAGAGAGAAGTTCAAAAGAGGTGCATCAAAAAGAATAGGGGGATAGATATGAGTATTCAAGAGATCATGAGTCTTGGGGGGAGTAAGATATCGGCTAATGTGAATTTTGAAGATTTAAAAGCATTCGCAGATTATCTCATTCAAAAAACAAAAGAAGAAGTTGAAGAATCTATTTTGGCTAAGAAAAAAGAGACTTTCGTAAAGCCCAAAGATGCTTGTAAACAGTTACAGGTTGATCGGTCAACTTTGTGGAGATGGGCTAAGACAGGTTATTTAATTCCCGCAGAAGTCGGTGGAAAAAGATTATATAAACAATCTGAAATAGATATTATATTACGCAAATAATTTATTGTTTAACTCTAACCCCGGAGTAAAGGACTCCGTGCGGTATCCAGTCCGCTATTTAAGTTTTGAATTATCCCGGTGTCCGTTGGTTCGGTATCCGGGAACTATTTTATTAACTACTTTAATTATAACGAATATGGACGATTTAGCTATTAGAGAACAAGAATCTTCTCTCGATGTACAGACAATTGATCTGTCTGGTGATATTCCTTCTTTGAAAGATGCGAAGGAATTACCAGTTGATTTATGTGGTAATTATTGGTCTCCTGTGATTCCCGGTGAGTTCAAGAAAGTTATTTTCTTGGATATTAAACCTCAAAAGGTATTGTCGCAAACTACCGGTGAACTTATCGATTTAGATTGTGTCATGTTTGCAGAGCAAAATGAAAATGGTGATTTGACCACCACAATGAATGGTTCTGTTAGATTAGTTGGAGCTTTACAGCCTTATTTTGAAGATGGCATAATTAAAAAAGGAACAATACTTAAAATTACCTATATGGGTAGGAATAAGAATAAAACAAATGCAAATTCTTCTGATAACTGGTCTATTAAACCTTTACGCATAAACTTGCCAGATGTGGGATGATATTAATTTGAACGATTGTGAGGAAGGTGAAGAACTTAATCCTTCTGCTTATAATCCGGACGATTATCCCACCAAAGAGGAGATGCTTGATTTTATCTCTTTGAATTGCAATAAGCCACCTGTTAATATTGATTTGAAGGAGTTGAGTGTTAACGGAGTAGTAAAGCGTGATCCTATGGAGATGTATTTGAAAAGCGATCATATTTCCTCTTCCAATTTGAAAAATGCTCTTAAAACTCCACGATCTTTTTATTATGATTACGAAAGGACATTTGAAGAGAAAGAAAAACCTTGTTTTCAGTTAGGGACATTTGCCCACATGGCATTTTTGGAACCACGTTTATTCGAGCTTGTCAAAGTAGAACCTAAGTGTAACCAATCATCGAAAGAAGGCGTGATTGGAATGATTCGGTTCTATAATGAATTGCTCCTGAATGATAAGAATTATATTCCAGATGTCGAAGAAGAAATACCTTCTGAAAGGTGGAATTTCTGTGATCTGAAAGACTTTCGTGATAATAAGAAACAGAAGTGCATTGATTTGGGATACTCGTTTATCAGTGATGAAATGAGTATGATAATTAAAGCTCTTGAAAGAAACTATTATTGGTATGGTGGCGGCATCATCAAGCAGCTTTTGAAAGGTGCATACTCAGAAGTATCATTCTATGGCAAGGATGAAGAAACGGGGCTTAATGTAAGAGTTCGACCGGATTATTTTAATGTAGAGGAAAATATCGGTGTAAATGCAGTTATTTCCTTTAAGACCACACGTGCCGACGATCTCGGCAAGTTCTACTATGATTGTGCCAAGCTCAAATATGAGCTTTCAGAAGGAATGTACCAAGAGGTTATGAGTAGCGTTACTGGACGGAACTTTAATGTAACAATTATGATCATGTTACAGACGGTTGAACCATACGATGTCGCTGTTCTCTTCTGGTCGCCCGATGATTTGGCAAATGGTAAGTATAAATATCGCTATGCTCTCTCAATCGTAAAAGACTGTTTCGACAAGAAATGGTTTCCCGGATATGACGCTAAAGCCGAAGAAGGAGCTAGAGGTATTATTGATATGCAGCTCCCGGAATGGAGTCAAAAGATGCTTCATCCGGTGGCTATTGATGATTTTGAATAGTTATGAAAAGGATAGAAATTATTTTAAATGGACGAAAGATTTTAGATATCCAAAGCGATGAAACTGATTACGGTTCAGAATATATCGCTTTGGAAGTATCACAAGAGACTAAAAATAATATCACTCAAGCACTTCGGCTTCTCCAAAAAGTTCAGTCGTGGAATCTTGAGAAAGAAGAAAATCAGGACAGTTAATTAATTTATCGAATATGTTGGCTAAATCTTTTATTTCATTATCACTTAATTCATAACTTCTGATAGACTTTTTATCAGTGAATGTTCCTGACGAAATGAAAGTTTTAACTCCATCTTTTGATTTAATTCTTCTAATAGTTATAAAGTTATTAGATTGTTCGCTAATTGCTTTTCTAAATAAAATTTCCATAACACTTAATTTTAAAGTTTGACAGCTCCAAAATTAAGAAAAGTTCCCAAGGAAGGATAATTCTTCTTTGGGAATTTATTAAAACCTATAAAACAATGATTGATTTAAAAGACTATGTACCGGAGGAACTTAAATTTAAGCTCCCTACCACCGTGAAATTTCCCGAAGTGATTTTCTCTGATTGCGTCTGTATGGACGACGTTAAAAAGAAATTGTCAGAGCATTTTGTAACCATCCAAGAAAAAGATGTAATTGCTAACCGGGTGATGGATGATTATGAAATCCAAACTATTCGTGCGAACTATGGCGAGATTGCCGAGGAACAGATGCCGGAACTTGAAGCACAGTTCGAAGCTTTGAAAGCCAAGTTCAACACAGAGAAAAAAGACTTTGAGGCAAAGATTTCTGCCTTACATACCCAGTTCAAAGACCTTGTTAACTTGGCAAAGAAAGGCATTAAAGATTATCCTTTAAAAATGATTGATACCTTCCGTATTCCTGTGATGGGGCATTACCTGTATTATTCATGGGTAAATGACGCATTTCGTCTGGCGTTGGTTCAGGAAATACCGAAGCATGAATACAATGACCTTTTCAATTCAGGTGAAATGAATCAGGAAGCCTTTAAAACACTCGGCTATGAATTACCAGATATAGATGTGAAGGATACTAGAAAGAACCTTCGAAAGTTTGGCAAGGATGAAAATATTGTTGAAGTCTGGGAAGAAGATGGTCAGGATGTTTGGTTAGAACACTGGATTGAAGACTTCTTGGATGAAGGTACTGGTGAGGTTGTTCCTATCCAACGCCATGAATGGCATAGAGTATCAATCGAAGAAAGCCCATGGAGAAAGGAGGAAGAAAATGACGAGACTGGCGCACAAGAAGGGGAGACCGACGAAATACCGGAAGAGTCTGAGGAATAATCCTTATTGGGAAGAAGTAAAACGTAAGGTCCGAATCCGTGACGGGCACAAGTGCCAAGTGTGTGGAAAGACTTATAATTTGGAGATTCATCACAAAATCTATGACGTTGCAGGATATTCTATAGTTGGGCATGAATTAGAGTTCCTGTATTGTCTTGAGACTCTATGTGAGGATTGCCATCGAATGAAACATGGTAAGTAACTTTGTTAACCCGCCTGCTTGTCTGCGAAGATATAGTGGGCAGACATGGGGAAGTGGCAGAATTGGTATTGTTAAGTAACCGCCCGTCAGCGGTGAAAAGGATGGACGTAAATAGCCTGACGGCGTAGAATATCATCCGATTGCGGGTTCGAGTCCCGTCTTCCTCCACATGGGGAACGTTGTTTTTCGCTCTATTTTCGGATTCCTTCAATAAAAACATTGAAATGAGCGTGGTTATTTTTTGCTGTTTTTAATCCCATAAATAAAACAGCACACGGGCGGTTACATGTCTGGTAGAAATGATGTAGTGCACTGCATTAGGAGAGTTCGATTCTTTCACCGTCCACAAACCTTAGAGAGAGAAGCATATAAAAGCGGGAATGCAGCTTATACAAAGTACGGGGTCTGGCTGATGATTGCTAGTGACACGACTGAAAAGAAGCCGAAACCTTGTATAAGTTCCTGTTAGTAGTGTGTTTCGTTGGAATAAATGTTGAATCGCCCCGAAGAATACGCTTCGGGGCTTTTAATTAGAAACCTATAAATATTAGATATGAAACAGGTAAGCAGTAAACAAGCTCAGAGAAACAGGGAAGTTGCTAAAATAAAGCAGTCGCTTTCTCCTTTTTGTGCAATATGTGGAAAGCCGGCAGTGGATGCCGCGCATTTGATCCCTAAGAGTATGTATCCGGAACATTACACCAATCCTCAGAACATCGTAGGATTGTGTCGGGAATGCCATAATAGGTACGATAATAACTTAGCATTTAGAAGGAGACAGAAGCGTCTTATAGAGCGTGTGAAGTCTTTTGATGAATGTGCAGCAAATAGATATTTCCGTTTATGAATAAGAATATTAGTTATGAATGTAGAATTTAACTTGTATGCAAATGGAAAGTTGTTTTTGATCTTTCCATTTAACATGGATTTTGTTCCTACTATAGGTGATAATGTTTGGGCTGTTGGTATTTTTTTTAAATATATAAAAGCCTATAATATTCCAAATCCTGAATTTCTTTTTATCGATGAGAAGTCTTTTCTTACTTTGGAAGACATGGGAGAAGTAAGTTATAAAGTATATGAAAGGTTTTTGGATGAAGATATGAATATCAGAATTAACCTCGAAGCTGTTGGGCTAGAATATAAGTTATTCAAAGAAAGATTGATAGAAATAGATTTTTACGATGTGAATAGATGTATTAATTATCTCAAAGAAAGCATCAAAAGAGGGGCTTATAATAAACCACAATTAGACATCAATGAATAGTTATCAACTGATTTCCAAGCTCCGAAAGGTACGTGATGATACTTACCTAACTACAGCAGCGCAAGCCTTATATCATGAGCTTGTAGCGATTTGTAATGATATGAAGTGGAAGGATGTGTTTTTCGTTCGTAGTAATATTCTTTGTGGGAATTTAGATATGTCTGATAATACTCTTCGCAAGTCGAGGGAGTGTTTATCTAACGCTGGTCTTATTCATTTTCGATCCAGTAAAGACAAGCGCATAGGATGTTATTATTCATTCATGAAAAGTATCAGTGATGATTTACTATCATCCGCAACATCATCCGCAACATCATCCGCAAATATTGAGGATGAAAGTGCGAATGATAGTGAGAAGGAGATTGTTAATTCATCCGCAATATCATCCGCAACATCATCCGCAAAAAATGAGGATGATAAAAATACATCATCCGCAACATCATCCGCAAATATTGAGGATGAAACGCAATTTCCACCTATTATAGATAATATAAACATAAAACAAGAAGAGAGTCTCGCGCATACGCACGAGAGCACCCCACCCGAAAAGCCTAAGCGATCTAGGAAAAAAGAAGGAGATTCGAAGCCTTTAGTTTATCCTTTCGATTCGATAGCATTTATGTCGGCATGGACGGAACTTGTGAAAACTCCAAAATGGAAAGGAAAGCTAAATTATGCTTTGCAGATTTCGTTAAACAAGCTGGGTAAATTTGAAGAAGAGTTCGCTATCCGACAAATAGAGCGAGCTATAGAATCTAATTGGACCGGAGTCGTATTCTCTGGTACTGAACGTGATTATCAAGAATGGCTAAAACAAAAAAAGTATGGAAACAATCAGAAACCTTGTACAAGCAAGCAGGAAGCAAATGACCATGCCCTGCAGCAATACATTACCGAGCGTCAGCGTAGAGAACAAGGCTTGGTTGACGAAGTGGAAAGACCCTTCTGATATTGAGCGTGTCTTTTCTCCGACAAATTGGGCTTATGTGGCTCAGAATCCTGAAAAAGCATATTTTTCAAATTGTCCCACGATTCAGAAGTATGACGAAGTTTATGGAGAAGGAAATGCGGAAATGTGGATTTATGCACAAGTGCTGGCATTATTTGGGTCTAGTTCTTGTAAAGACGAAGGGGTAGCACAAGGAATCGGAATATTTGCTCAGACATTTGCATCGTCTGTTCAGATATACAAACTATCAGAACTAATGCTGTTTTTTTCTCGATACAAGTCCGGAAGATACGATAACTCTTTTTCTCAATTTGATGCCCGAAGGATTGGAAATGCTTTTTTCAAAGAGTTTATTCCAGAGAGACAGAAAGAAATTGATCGATGTGAAAAGCGAAAGATTAATGAGGAAGCATTAGCTAGACGGGAATTGCCTGCCGGATATACAATCCCCAAAGGGTATAATCCCTATACTTGGTATTTGGAGACTAAGAGACGTGCTGCCAATGGAGACAAAGAAGCTATTGAGAATTTAAAATATCCCCAAGTTCGATTTACATAGTGGTCTATCAGATCGCTATTTTTTTTATTTAATAACCAAAACGTTTTCCTGATATCGGGAAGACGATCAATACAAGAATAAATATGAAGATAATAGCAAAACAAGGTTCAGCACTTGAGAAGCTGCTGAAACAAATGAATGAACGGCTTCTGCGTGAACAAAACGAAGCTAAAGATATGATTCAAGAATATTGTGGTTCAAGACCGGATAGCCTCGGATATGGATGGGTATTTGGAATAACCGCTGAGTGGCTTTATACTCTTATTGGATTTGATGATAAAGAGTTTGTTCCTGAAAAACTGATTCCGAATAATGATGATAAGAAGCATCCGTGTTGGAAAATCAATAAACGAAAGAAGGAAGGTCGTGAATTTATTGATAAATGGTGTAGAAAGTTTCGAGGCATAGATGGTAGACCTCTTAATAAATTTGGGATTCCGGTAATGCATGAAGAAACAGGGCGCTATTTCCATTGGCTCCCGCTTGAAAAAGATGGTATCTATTACGTTTCAGTAGGTTCTTCCCTTCTTGAATGTATGCCATCGGCAAAAAGTGAGCAGTTTGAGATAGAGGTTTAACGAATAACAAATAAACAACGAATCATATCGAGGAGCACCTCGGAATGATATTCAATAAACATAATAACTAACCCTTTAAAATGATACAGCCAAAGCATTACAATTATCACAACCGGTCCGGACCGCCCAAGTGCGTAAGGACTACATTAACCACTTCCGGAGTGAAAAACCGTTAGAAGGTATATTATTCACAGACTTCATCCGGGACGTTCTTGAAAAGCGAAGCAGACGCAAGTCTGAACACTATGCAGCTGTTTACGATGCGATCATAAAACACATTGATAACTTCTCCTCAGAGTTTGATTGTGACATCTTCACGAACTCGGTGACGGCTGAATTTATAGATGATTTCATAATATACTTGGAAGACCAAGGATTGAGACATAACACCATTGTCGGGTATATCCTGAAAATTCAAACACTCGTCCGACGGGCATCTCAGTACAACTATGCAGTAGATAATACCTACGATGAAATTGATTTGAGGACTGAACCAACAAACGCTGTATTCCTGTCAATGAATGAAATCACTAGGATATACTACTACAAGTTTGAGAAGCAGGACAAGAGAAAGGCGAAAGAGCGTATCCGCGACCTGTTTGTTGTTGGTTGCCTGACTGCGCTAAGGTATTCCGACTATTCCACATTGACGGCAACCAACCTGCAAAACGGATACATTGTAAAACGTACCAAGAAAACGAATGTTGATGTAAAAGTCCCAGCTCACGACTATGTGAAAGAAATATTTGCCAAGTATAACGGCTTTGTTCCCCGTGGTCTTTGCATCCAGTACTTCAATAAGTATCTGAAAGTGATAATGAAGGAAATTGGATTGAATGATCTTGTTACCTATTCGTTCACCAAGGGCGGCGAACTGAAAACCGTTACTTGTGAAAAGTGGGAGCTGATAAGCAGTCATACTGCAAGGAGGAGTGCAGCAACAAATATGTATTTAACAGGACGAATGAAGACGTTTGAGATAATGAAACTCACCGGGCACCGGACCGAACAGAACTTCTTTCGATACATCCGGCTAACTGGTGATGATACTGCTCGATCTATTTCGGGAGATATGTTTTTTAGAAAGTAAAATCAATAACTAATATGGATAATAATATCGACCAAAACTTGTATGCTGAATCAATGAAAATGGCATTACGAGTAGATTTTCTTGCTAATAGCGAGGAATTGAGATTATATGCAACTTCTATCTATAACGCCTCAATATGGAGTAGGGAAGTTGACAAGAGAAACAAAACCATTCTTAAAAGGGATAGGTCTTTAAAATAGAAAGGGAGAACCTGCGAGCACGACCAAGCATTAGTTCTCCCAAATCTTACACGATTATGATGCAAATATACTATTTACTTTTAAAATAATCGTGTTATGGAACTGGATTTTAATAAAATAATTCGTCTTAAAAAGATTCGTATTGAGAAGTCAGAACTTACAGAGGAAGAAAACGTTTTGACTTCACCGATTTTGAGAGACAAAAGCCTTATCGAAGAAGTTTATAAGACATTCGTTGAAATTATGAATAAAAGAGGATGCCCGCCAAACATTGACAGCGTTACTCAACGGAAGAAATTTATATTCATAATCTTGTACCTGTTTTCTCCAAGCTCTCTTGCCGGTGGGAAAATGACTGCCGGATTACGTGAGGAAATGTCAAGGGTGTTGGGGGTTCAATCAAAGAGTACTATTTCCGACAATTGCGCTGATGTCGTGTTTCTGTATCAGAACTATGGAGATTTTAGCGGGAATATTGAGTATCTTTACACCGAAATCGTGAATCGTTTAAAATTCAAAGGGCTAATCAAGTGAAAGCCGGAGTTTAGTGCTCCGGCTTATCTGTTTTCTATTTTTTATATGGAGAGATGAACAAAACCATATCATCCTCAGATGCTTCATGGTCTGGAAGAGGGTATAATATTCTTTTATCAACGATAAAGTATTTAGTTCCACAGTCGGCTATAATGGTATCATCCCAACCATGAAAGGCTGAAAAATCTAATATGTCTCCAGCTATGGGGGCGACTTGTGTAGTGTATTCATAAGACATATTCCAATTCATATTAGATACATTGGAACTAAGGACAAAACGGCATTTATACTTTCCATTTACGTCACTGTCGTAAAATCTGCAATTTCCATCATCCTCTCCAATTAGTTTTATAATTGAAACATTTAAAACATCAGCTATCTTCTTGAGCGTATCAAGAGAAGGATATGATTTACCTGTTACAATGTTACTGACGGCTACCTTTGAGATACCAACCTGTTCTGCCAACCAAGCAGAGGTAACATTGCGTTTACTCATTATTTCTTTTATTCGTAAGTCCATAAATTAAACTTTATTTTGATGACTCCGCAAAGTAATGCAAACTTTATCATATAACCTAATATTGATAAAGTTTGATTTATTAAATATTCTTAATTGATAAATAAAACTATATCAAATATGTTGTTTTTGATAAAGTTTTCTTTATCTTTGCATCATCAAACAAGAAGTAATAACAATTAAAAGATATATGATTATGGCAACAAAGAAGATTGAATCAAAAAAAACATTAGCTTACGCAGTAGCATTTATATTTAATACAACAGGTAAGGTAAACTTTATGTTAGGCAATAAGATGTATCAGCATATAGATACTGTTTATGACCAAAGAGAAGATGGCAGAGGCTTCAATACTTGTGAGGTCGTTTATAACTACAAGGCTCAAAAATATGAGGTTCTAAGTGTAGATACAGAGATAGGTAACAAAGAAATTCAAATATTATAAGTTTAACCGGCAGGGCTTTTGCCCTGCGCAATATAGAAGATTATGAATACAAAAGAAATAGAAATTGGTTTGAGGTATAGAGTTTCAGGTGATTTAGCTAACGGTCACTATGCAGATGGCACACCTTGTATAGTACATGAAGATGTAGTAAGGGTGATAAAGAGAGTCACAGATACTCATGTTATTTGTGAGTGCGGTCGTAGGTTTATCATTAATGACAATCTCAAAATCGAGAAGTTCTAAGTTTAACCGGTAGCCTTCGGGCTACCACAATATACACGATTATGATAGCAATTTCAACTCAACTACTAAATAGTGATATAATTAAAAAACTACCTGATAATTATGGCATAAATAAAACAGGTGGTGTGATTCGGATGGATCAATTTCTATCTTTTATTACCGTGAAGCTAAATAAAACAGATGGTCTTGGTAGCGACATGGGGTGGTCGTACCGTAAAAACGACACAGGTACGTTGATTATTCAGGGTGGTGGTTACAAAGGCGTCGAATGGCTTGATTGTATACGATATGGTAAGAATCTTCAAAATCCTTATAACAACTTTGTTAACCTCTTTGGTGTATGGGATATTCTCAATGATAATGGTAGAACTTTCGTTCTGAACTATTACAAGAAAGATTTAGAAGAATTGATATTTGCAGAAGAACAGTCAATAGCATTCTATAATAGAAAAATATCTATTTGCGAGTCCAAGATTCAGCAGATAAATGAAATTATAAACTGTAAATAAATAATTATGGATAGAGGACAAGAAATAGAACTTGCTGCAAGTGCAACAGTAGGTAGCTTGAATAGCTTAGAGGGATTTGATAGAACTGATATGATAAATATGTTTGGTTCTGGCGTTACATGGGCAGATGCTCATCCTAAAGAATCCGAAGGGTGTAAGTTCTGCAATCAAGAAGAAGTTGTTACCCACAGGTCTAAAGAGTGTAATTTGAGTTATGATGGTGAAACTCTATGCGCAGACATTGATATACCATTAACTTGGGGTAGTGCAACTGGATATTATAGTTTTAGTATTAACTACTGCCCAATGTGTGGCAGAAAATTAAAAGGTGAATGATTATGGATATAGCAGAGATCAAAAGAAGAGTTGATTTGCTTAAAATGGCGAACAACAAGAAATATTGCCTTATACCCGAACTGGCAAAAGAACTGAAAGTGAGCAAGACCGATTTAATGCAATTTATTCTTGACAATCCGAAACTATTTCATACGGATAACCAGTGGACATACAAAGTGATGCCACGTTCTCAAAAAGTTGCGCCAAATAAAAACTTAGGCTTAGGTATAGAAGAGGTTTATATTTTACCCGAAGATAATTTCAGAACCGAGGAATGGCTGCAAAAACAGATAGTTGAGAAAGCGAAATATATTCATATCTCTGAATTTTGTTACTATGGCGTACAGGGATATTATGTTAGCATTGATAAAGAAGGTGATTCTAAATATAGAGAATGGCTTTGGCGTAACACTACATCTAAAGTGAAAGAAATTCAATCGCTTGGTGTTCTTCATAAAGATACTTTCTATACGGGCGGTTTTGGTGATAGCTCTGCGCATCCAGTTGATTACGCAATATCACCCGATGGTTTAGAGAAGCTAAAACAAGCCGGCTGGACTTTTAATCAATTAAATCCATTATCAAGATGAACTCAATAAACAAAAACGGTTGCAGTGTATGCCAACCCGGTAAAGAGAACTATTGCACTTACAACACCAAGTTGAGAGGTAAGAGAGTGAGAATGTACCAGTACGACTATCGTACAGAAGACGGTGAGTTGTTTTCTTGTTGTGCGCCTACCTTAGAGGCGTGCAGAGAAAGACGGGATCAATGGCTAAGTTCACGACAATAAGTCGATTGTCGTGTATAACGATTGAAGATATTTCGTTATCTTTGGTTGTGGTAGTACCTTTGGGGATACTATCGCGGGGTAGAGCAGTGGTCAGCTTGCTACTTTGACTTGGTAGAGGTCCGAGGTTCGAATCCTCGTCCCGCAACAATAATTATTAATTTATAAAATATACACGATTATGGAAATTTTGACGCTTAGTATTAAGCAAAGGTATTTTGATGAAATACTGGCTGGTAAGAAAACGCATGAATACCGTGAAATCAGACCTACCAATGCAAAGAAGTATATCACCTACCTATGTGGTGGTAAAGAATATAAAGTGGACGAAGAATTACCCGAAGAGGGTGAAATTGAACTAAATCCCATTAAGTATGATGCTATTAAATTTCTTACAGGCGAATATAAGGGGAAACGTCCTTATATGATTGTAGAGGTGAAGAACGCAGAAGCGTCAATTCTAACAGATGAGAATGACGAAGATATTGTTTATGAGCATCAAGGTGAAGAGTATCTCGCTGCACAGATTGATTATGCACTAGGTAAAGTCTTAGAGAAACATATAGATTGATTGTTTAATTTAAATTTTTATTGCTGAGTCGCAAAAAGAGTAAACAGAGTATCTGGACCGCGCCGGAATATGAATGGTGCAGGTGCAGGCGGTAGATTAGTTGCAAGAAGAGGAGGTGCGGCAGGCACGTCCCAGTTAGGTTCACGGAGACAGCGTTATAGTGACCTTCGCACTTCATTTGGACTATCGGGTGGTTAGCCATGAATAAGGTAGAACAAGCGAACCGGTATATAGACCTCATTCGAGAAAGATCGAGTGAGGCTTTACTGTTTTTATCCTTGGGTAAAGATTCGCTTGTTCTGCTTGATTTACTCTATCCAAAGTTTGATCGTATTGTCTGCGTGTTCATGTACTTCGTCAAAGACTTAGAACATATCAACCGTTGGATCGGCTGGACTAAAGCTAGATATCCGAAGGTTGAACTAACACAAGTACCTCACTGGAACCTTACTTATATTCTTAGAGGCGGTATGTATTGCGTGCCTAACCCTGATGTGAAGTTACTTAAACTAGCCGATGTCGTGAAAGCCATGCAGTTAAAGCATGATGTTTATTACACCTTCTTGGGTATGAAGAAAGCCGATGGTATGAATCGTAGATTAATGTTGAATGGTTACGAAGAAAAGGGGTATGAGAATAATGGTATGTGTTATCCTTTAGCAGATTGGACGCAAAAGGATATTCTTGCTTATATGAAACAAAATAACCTGCCTGAGCCGGTAAGATATGGCAATAAGGCAAGTAATGGTATTGGTTTCAATATTGATTGCTTTCTTTGGCTTCGTAGTAACTATCCAGCAGACTTACAGAAGATAATTAAGGCGTTTCCAATGAGTGGAAGAATTTTATTTGAGTATGATAATGGAACTAAGTAAGTATATAAAGAGTGATTCAGTAGAGCTTAACCGTTCTGCCATTCACTTTGCCAATTATAATCCGAGAAAACTTTCTGATGAATCACGCAAAACATTAAAGCGTGGTATTAAGAAGTTCGGCTTGGTAGGTGGAATTGTCGTGAACAAGCGAACCGGGTTAACCGTAGTCAGTGGGCATCAGCGTTTGTCTGTCATGGATGAATTGCAGAAATTCCCCGATAACGACTATCGTATTCGTGTCGATGTCATTGACGTGGACGAAAAGCAGGAGAAGGAACTAAATATTCTGTTGAATAACCCAAACGCACAAGGTACCTGGGATTTTAATGCTCTTGCACAGATTGTTCCTGACATTGATTGGAAAGACGCGGGCTTGACCAATGCCGACCTAAACACGATTGGCGTTGATTATCTATTACAGACAGAAGAAGAAAGCTCCATTGCTAATGCTTTGTCTGATATGATGTCACCCGTCACCGAACAGAAAGAAGCTGATAAAGCCGCCAAGCAGTTGGAGCGTGCCGAAAAAGTAGCCCACATGAAAGAAGTCAAGCAACAGGTCAAGGAGAATGCACAGAAGCAAGCTGAGGATATGGATGCTTATGTGATGTTGTCCTTTGATACCTATGAGGCGAAAGCTGCTTTCTGTGAACGATTCGGATATGATGTTGGGATGAAGTTTATCAAGGGAGAAATCTTTGATGAGCAAATAGAAAGGATAGATTGATATGCCAAATAGTGAATCTCAAAATATAAAAGGTCGTGGAGGAAGAAAGCCTAAGTTTGATTATACAAGCGAAGACTTTCTTTCTCTCATAGAAAAGTATGCCCAAAAGGGATTCACGGATAAGGAAATAGCTTTGGCTATTGGATTGTCACCGCAAAAGTTCTGTGAGAAGAAAGGGCAATACAAAGAATTAAGTGAAGTATTAGTGCGTGGGCGGGCAACGATTACTGCAGCCGTAAGGGCAAAATACCTTGCAATGGCTATGGGGGGAATAAAGGTTAAGAGTGAAACCCGTAGATTCATTCAAGAGAAATGCCACTGCATGGGAGAAGATGAAAAATGCCCAGCTTGTGGCGGGACCGGATGGGTAACGCTTACCGATAAATCCATTGTTCAAGAAACAATAAGCGAACTTGCTCCGAGTTTACAGGCTCAATCAGTTATTCTGTACCACTATGATGAAGATTGGAAGAAAACAGAGCGTAAGCTTGACGAAGAAGCTGACATTCCTACCGACATAAACCACGGTATCAGTATTGATTCATGGATTAAAGACAAACTGAAATGATAGAACCCCAGGCGATATACCACCCTCTGTACACCGATAATGAGAAATTCATTATCCTTATCACCGGTGGTCGCGGCTCTGGCAAGTCCTTTAATGCTTCCACTTTCATCGAACGGCTGACCTTTGAAATGACGGAAGCCGAGAAGATTGTTCATCAGATTCTCTACACCCGCTACACGATGGTTTCTGCCGGTATGTCTATCATCCCCGAAATGATGGAGAAGATAGAACTTGATGGAACAATCAAGTATTTCAAGACCACCAAAACGGATATAGTTAACAAGATGACAAAGAGCCGTATTATGTTCCGTGGTATCAAAACTTCTTCAGGGAATCAGACGGCGAAACTGAAATCCATCCAAGGTATTACCACTTTCGTCTGTGATGAAGCGGAGGAGTGGACGAATGAGGAAGAGTTCGATAAAATAATGCTCTCCATCCGTAAGAAGGGTATTCAGAACCGGATTATTATCATAATGAACCCGTGCGATTCCAATCACTTTATCTATAAGAAATACATTGAGAACACTCACAAACTTGTAGAGATTGACGGTGTGCAGGTTCAAGTATCCACTCACCCGAATGTACTTCATATCCATACTACCTATCAGGATAATTTGAATAATCTTTCACCGGAGTTCCTGAAAGAAGTGGAGGATATGAAGGTGAGTAATCCTGAAAAGTATGCTCACGTGGTTATCGGCCGCTGGGCTGATGTTGCGGAAGGTGCTGTGTTTAAGAAATGGGGAATTGTAAAAGAGTTCCCGACTTGGGCAAAGAAAGTGGCTCTTGCTTCCGACTGGGGTTATACCAACGACCCGTCAACAGGTATTCGTTGTGGCATCGTAGACAACCGACTCTATGTGGATGAGTTGTTCTATGAAACAGGAATGCTCACAAATGCCATTGCCGAAAAATTGAAGCCGTGGGGGCTGAAAGTCTACGGAGATAGTGCCGACCCTCGTTTGATTCAGGAAATCAAAAATAGGGGTGTGAACATCTATCCGGTAGATAAATTCCCTGGTTCTATTAAAGCCGGTATTGACAAGATACATGAGATGGAACTATTCGTTACTGAACGTTCATACCATATCATTGAGGAACTCCGTAAATATGTTTGGGATAAAGATAAAGACGGGCATTATATCAATGAGCCGGTAGACGCTTGGAATCACTGTATCGATCCTATTAGATATTATATCTTGGGACATATTTTGGGACGTATTTTGAAGCCGAAAGATTTAACTGGAATATTCACACACTAAAAATATAGATTATGCCATTAACGCTTGAAGAAATATTAGCATTGCCTGACATCGGGCAGAAAATAAGCTACTTGAAGAAAGGTAGAAAAACCGAGCTCCCCGACCGTTGTGAACTTTGGGACGACTGGAATCCCGAACGCCATGAAATCATGGTGGATAAAAAGAAGTACCCAGACAGAAAAGTGCTTGAAAAAGAAGCGGAGAAAGTTTTCGATGAAGAGACCGGTAAAACATACGAAATTGAAGCGAAGTACAAGGACGAACCGGTAAACCGTATTTCTATTCCATTGGAACAGGATATAGTGAACATTCAAACAGCTTTCACGGTCGGCACAGAACCGTCTATGGATTGTACTCCGACCGACGATGACGAAAAGAAGCTGTTGGATGCGGTCAAAGCTGTATTCAAGTCCAATAAAATCAAATACCAGAATAAGAAGATAGTTCGTGCCTGGTTATCCGAGCAGGAAGTAGCGGAATATTGGTACGTAACCGATGATGATTCGTTCTGGGCGAAGTTCTGGAAGAAAGTTAAGACTACATTCGGAGGCAAGGTAAAACCTACCAAGAAGCTGAAAAGCGTATTATGGTCTCCGTTCCGTGGGGATAAGCTTTATCCGTTCTTCAACGATGAAGGTAAAATGATTGCTTTCTCACGTGAGTACAAAAAGAAGCTCATGGATGATTCGGAAGTCATCTGCTTTATGACTATTACGGACAAGATGGTTTATCAGTGGGATTTATCTAAGGGGTACGAAGAAAGAATAGCTTTCGCTCATGGATTCCCCAAACTGCCGATTCTCTATGCCTATCGTCCCGAACCTTATTGCAAGAAGATAAAGACCTTCCGTGTCCGATTAGAGAAACTGTTATCCAATTATGCCGATTGCATAGATTATCATTTTTTCCCATTGCTAAAATTAGTCGGTGATGTGGAAGGCTTTGTCGGGAAGAATAAAGACAAAATCGTGAAGCTTACCGGGCAAGGTGCAGATGCTCAATATTTGACGTGGAACCAAGTCCCAGAAACAATACGTTTTGAAGCCGAAACACTTACGAACAACGCTTATGATATGTCCAATACTCCAAGAATATCCTTTGAGACATTGAAGGGCGTAGGCAAAGCATCAGGAACCGCTTTCCGTTTCATGTTTATGGGTGCCCATATGAGCGTAAGTAATCATGCAGAGGTGATAGGAGAGTTTCTGCAACGAAGGGTCAATTTCCTTGTTTCCGCTTTAGGGGCGATTAATCCAACTGAGTTCAACAAGGCATCACAGACGATTGATATCGAGACAGACTTGGTTCCTTTTATGATTGATGACTTGAACGATAAGGTGGCTACTGCCGTTTCTGCTGTGGGTGGCGGAGTATGGTCCAGGCGTGAGGGGATTATGTTTGCTGGAAATGCTGATAGAATTGATGAAGAGTTGAAAGAAATCGAGGAAGAACAGAGTTTGAAAAATGAAAAGGTGATTTCTGCTACAAAAGAATGACTTTTGGTTAATTGTGAATAGATAGCGGAGCTTTTCAGTCCCGCTTTTTTATTGTGTATAATTCGATATTATAAAATATTTATGCTATAATAGTTTTATAATTCAAAATTATTTAGTACTTTTGTATCAAATGAACAACGTATGAGAATAGTATCACATAAAAAGCTGAAAGATTTCTATGAAACCAAAGGTTATGAAGATTCACGCATAGCCTTAGAGCGTTGGTATGATATAGCAGAAAAAGCCGAATGGAAAAATTTGTCTGATATAAAGGTTGATTTTCTTTCTGCTGACTATGTAGGCAACCAACACTACGTTTTCAATATCAGAGGCAACAACTATCGGTTGGTTGTCGTTGTTAAGTTTACAATTGGGTACGTCTTCATTCGCTGGGTTGGTACTCATAAAGATTATGATAAAATAGATTGTTCAACCATTTAAGATATAGGATATGAATAAAGTAACGAAAGAACAATATGAATTTGCACTGGCGAGAATAGAGGAACTTTTGCCATTGGTTGATGATAACACCCCTGCAAACGATAAGAATGCAGTGGAGCTCACTGTTATGTCCGATATAGTGATTGCTTACGAGAAGGAGCATTATCCGATAGAAAAGCCGACCGTTGCGAAATTGATAGAATTATCTCTTGAAGAAAAGGGGATGACGCAGAAACAACTTGCCGGTGAGATCGGAATAAGCCCTTCACGTGTTAATGACTATCTTTCTGGACGTTCGGAGCCAACATTGAAGATAGCAAGACTTCTTTGTCGGGTATTGAATATTCCTCCAGCTGCAATGCTTGGATTTTAAACTGAAAAATATAATACTAAGTATAAATTTCATTTTGATACTATGAGTGAAATAAAGATTGGTAATGATGATTTTATCCTTTATATAAGGAAGAATCAGAGGGCAGATGGGTTGATGTCTAAAACAAAGAATGATAGAATTGGTCGGATGATATGGGAATTTATTAGAGATAATAAATTCGGAAAGAAAGTTTCAGAGGATAGTGTTTCTTGCATTTGGAATCCTATAGGATGCAATGATGATGGCTTTGGACTTCCTAAAAATGCAACCCAGTTTTATATTGATACTTCAAAACTGGAAGTTATTTATGATGAATTGTATCTAATGTCTCAAAGATAAGTTTTTATAAATTCAAAATGTAGCCGTGTTCCTTTATTAGTTCACGGTTTTTTTTATTCTATTTCTTCACAATCTCTTCTTGGTGAATTCTACACCATCTAATTATTTCCCTTCCACCTACTTACTTCCTACTTTTATACCGTATTCACGACAATGGTTCTATTGTCGTGAATAGGAAGCTTAAATATTTACTAATCATCTGTATTGGTGGTATTTTTACTTCTGCAAATTGAAGCTCAAATTTTAATTCATACAGTATGACAATTTTAGAACAAATCTTAGCGGGCCTCCAAACCAAGTTTACTGGGGTGGATGCTGCTATTCTCACCCGAATTGCCACTAAAAAGGCAGAGGGTGTAACGGACGAGACAAAGGTAAACTCTATTGTTGAGGGTATCAGCTTTTCGGACGTGTTAAATTCTTATGGTGATTTCCGTGCAGGGGATGCTACCCGTACTTCTGTCCAGAACTACGAGAAGAAGCATAACCTTAAAGATGGTAAGCCAATAGAGAATCCCAATCCTAACCCAAATCCGAAGCCGGAAGACAAGAAAGATGATGTACCTGCATGGGCACAAGCTTTGATTGATTCAAATAAGAATCTTTCGACTGAACTTTCCGCTTTAAAGCAAGAAAAATTACAGGCTACCCGACAGGAGCAGATTATGGCAAAGGCAAAGGAGTATGGTATTCCCGAAACATTCGCAAAGCGTTATGCGATTCCCGATGATGCGGACTTAGATACTTTTTTCAAGGACGCAAAGCAGGAACTCGCTAATATAGGCTTTAGCGGTGTGAACCCTCCCGAATCAGCGGAGACGAAGATTGAGAAAGAAAACGAATCTATTGCTGGTATGATTTCGGAAGGTACAAAAACGATTGTTGAATCTAAAAAGTAAATTAAATGGCAGCAGGTACACATTATGACTTGAAACCGGATTATAAACCGGAAGAGTTTTACCGTGTTGAGACAGGTGTGAGAAAGAGCGGTCCTTGGAAGTTGGACATAGCCAATTTGGTTGTTGGTTCTTTCTTACCCGTATTCACCCCGGTTCAGGCTGATTCGGTAAAACGTACATTGATTCCGGTTCGCAACGTGAAGGTTGTAGAAGCCTACACGACCGGAGCTGATGCTTTATCAATCAAAATTGCAAAGGAATCGCTGGCTTATGTCGGCATGTTTATTGGAAGTGGTAAAAAAGGAGCGAAAGTAGTCGCTATCGACAAGACTAACAAGGGCTATGATGTCCTGACTATTGAAGCGGCTTTCGGTGAAAATATCGCTAAGGATGCAGTTTTATTTGAAGCGACTGCAGTAGCAGGCACAGTGAAGAAGAATACAGCGAACTTCGTTCTTTATGATGCGAAGAAAGTTGAGAACGATGGAGCGGTTCTTTGTACTCTCCTGATGCAAGCCTATGAGGTAAAGGAAAGAAAGTTAGTTCTTCCGATCCATGAATTGGATAAGGTGGGATTGACAAGCCGTTTCCAGTTTGAGTATTAATCATTAAAAGTTTAGATATGAATTTGACCATACAAACTTTATTCACAGACCCCGCAATCGTTAAGGCGATTATCGACCGTGTGCTTCAGATGAGATTGGACACAATCTATTGGAAGCAATACGGAGATTTCTTGGAAACTAAAACCCGTGTTTTTAAGACTTATCTTGGAACAGTAACGGGTGTTGTTGCTGGTTCTATTATTGGCAAGAACGATCAGAAACCGTTAAGGGAAAGGCGTTCACTCGGAAGCGGTTATACTGAAATCGCTTACTTGGGCGACCGTTATCAAATGGATATCGAACGTTTGTCGCAGTTGCAGGATATCATTGATAAGTTCAATGTTGCCAATACTGCAGAACAAAGTACAATCTTACAGGAGATTATCGACTTTATTGTTGATGATTATCGTCAGATTTTACTTGCTCCACACAAGCGTATGGATATCGTTGTTCCTGGATTATTGATGACTGGTAAAGCACAGGTTCACTTGGCTGACAACAAAGAAAATATCGAGTTGCTTGATATCGAGTTGCCGTTCCACTTCCTTACTCCAGAAGCTGCAGTAAAGGATAAGTTTATCTCTTACTTACAGCAGGAGATTCAAAAACTGAAAGCTAAATACGGTGTGTTCTCCAAGATGATTATGTCTCGTGGCACATTCATGAAGAACATTGTAGGTGCTTCCGATTTCGGGGATAAATTCAAGATGATTCTTGGCGAGCGTGAGTTCATGGTTAACGCTGGATTGGTGACTGACCAGATGGCCTCCAGTGTATTTACCGGCATCGGGCTTCCTGCTATCGAGATCAAGGAGGACTATGTAGAGAATCAGGCGGGCGAGAACGTGCAGATTTATGCTGATAACCGTATTACCCTGTTGCAGACTGATAAGGTGATGAAGATGCGCCACCATAAGCCGTATGTTATGACCGATCCGGTTCCGGGACGTTCTTATAATACCGCTGAAGGTCAGATGTCGGTATGCAACTATCGTGACGAAGAAGGTCGATACATGGAGTACACTGCTGAGTGGATTCCTGAGTTTACTTCTCCGAATAAGATTGTGAATTTCGATTTATCAACCATGAACGCTATCCCGGAGGGATAAGGAGGATTCTATGAAGATTAAAGTGATTGATATTTTCTGCGACAAGTTTACTGGCGAAGTGTACAATCCGGGTACAATCCTCGATTTTGAAGACGAAGCCCGTGTGAAAGACCTTTCGGAACGCAAACTTGCCGAAATTATCGAAGAGAAGAAAGCCTCTAAGGGGATTTTTCTCTTCGAACAGGAGTTTGAAAAGAAAGACGTTGTAGAAGCATTGAAGTCTATCGGTGTTTCTGTAACTGCAAATATGAGAGAGGGAACACTTCTTTCTAAAGCAGGCGAACTGGATGAAGAAAAGACTTCTGCTTTGAAAGAAGCATTAGGTATCGAATAAAAGGGATAGGGTAGTATCTCTACCCTTCCATTGTTTAATTTTATAAATAAGTAAAGAGATGAAGAATTTTATTTTTGCCATGTGTGGCTTTTTGATGATGTCCTTAGTTTCGTTGGGCGTACAGGCATCAAGTTTTAGCGAACCTATTTTGCCAAAATCAGATGTCGTGATGGTTGATGTTGGTCTGCCGATGATTCAGAACGAGGTCGTTAAAATCGTTCCTATGGATTACTTGGTGTTAACAGCCCCGCAACCTGTATTTGTTATTGCTGAAAGTCCGGCTATTCAAAGCAAGCTGGTTACTGTTCCTAAATGTCCGTTCCGATACGTATATAAATCGAAGCATTGTACGCATTATAGTTACACTGCATATAGTAGATTGATTACACCATACTAAGATGACGGCAAACGACTACATACAACAGAAGTTTCAGACCTTCGGCATTCAACTGTCGGAGGCTGACCTTTTGGATATTGTAGAAGATGCTGGATTAGAGAACGGAGATGTTGAACGAGATGCAAGCAATAAAGTTCGTGTGTCCGTGGCGATGGCTAAGTTCATCCCCTCTCTATTGCTTCGGCCCGTTTCAATGGGAGAGGGGGGAGTTTCAGTCTCTTGGAATTTTGACGGAATCAAATCCTATTATTTCTTTCTGTGCAAACAATATGGATTGAAGGATGAATTGTCTAACAAACCTAAATGTACATTCCTATGATACCTAATTTCAGACCTCACATATTGCAATACCAGGTAATCATCGAAGGCTACGAAGACTATCTAGGCGATTATCATCCCGGCACATCTTTCTTTGAAGGTAGTATTCCCTGCCGGTATGAACTTAACAATAAAGCTAATCAGATGACTTTTGAAGATGGTAAGGTATATGTGTATCAATATGTGGTTTATCTGAATCAAAATTGTAGAGAGTTCAAGATAGGTGATGTTATCCGGCTATTAAACAATGGGTGCGTAATAGCTGAAAAACAGGTTCAAGGTTTTCACAGAGGACAATTAAATGCAAAACTATGGCTATAAGAATGACTACATCATTGTCGGAGATTAATGCTATATTTGATACAGGAACTAAACAGATCGATTCGGTTACTATTCAGGCTTTGGCGAATCTAGGTAATGAGTGCGTGACAGAGGCTAGAGATAGATCACAAGAAGAAAGCTGGTTTAATCAAACTGGAAATCTTCGAAGCTCTGTTGGTTATGTCGTTGTTGCTCATGGGGAGATTGTGAAGACGTCCGGCTTTGAAACTGTCTTAAGTGGTTCAGAAGGATCAAAAACAGGTAAGGAACTAGCTGTTAGACTTGCTAAGAACTACTCAAGCGGATATGTGCTGATCGTCGTTGCTGGTATGTATTATGCCGAATATGTAGAAGCCAAAGATAGTAAGTCTGTTCTTGCTTCTGCAGAACTGTTGGCTCATGCTGAATTTTATCATATGATGGAGAAACTTAAAAGTCAGGTAGTAGGATGAAATCGGATATTGAAATAAAGGATGATGTTTACAAAATAATCAAAGGGTCTGAACTGGAGAAGGCTGTTACCGGGAAATTGAGCAAGACTCTAAGACCGCTTAACTCAGGCAAGGAAGATATTGTCATTTCTATGCTTGACAATGGCAAAGGACAGATTCAGGAAGCTTTTGTAAATGTGAATATCTATATTCCCGATAATCTACGTGATGGGCAGGCTGAGGAGAATTCAGTCCGTCTGCGTCAACTCTGCAAACTGGCCGCTGAACTTTTAGAAGTGCAACGTGGAGAAGATTACCGTTTCACGCTGGATAAACAAAGGGTAATGGAAGTGAACGGTAAGAGCGAGCACTTCATCAATAACAAGTTATTGTATAAACAAGTAAACGAATAAGTATTATGGCACAATTATCATGGGGAAAACCCAAAATTGAATTTGGAAAGCTGGGTGCTGATGGAGCTGCCCCAACTAAATGGGATAAGTTAGAATACGATCCGGTAGAAAACTCTACTAAACTAACGACAAGCAAAGGAGAGAAGAAGGAAGCTAAGGTTGAAGGGGGCGAAAACGAAGCGGTGAAGTATTCCAGAAATACATACGCTTTTGAGTTCGAGATCCGTGCGGCCAAAGGTAGAAGTAAGCCTATCGAAGATGAGGATGGGGTAGTCAAGGAAGAATATGCTGTCCGGCTTACTCCTGAAGATTCGTCTGTCGAAGGGATTCTGATTGATCGGGCAACTGTTTCAGTAGAAGATACTTTCGATACGTCAGAAGGAAAGAAATGGAAATATACTTTTGACGCATTGAAACCTGTTACCGGCAATCAGGTTAAACCCTATACCGCAAGTGCTCCTGCACCTGAAGGTTAATAAAAGATTGTTTTCAGAAAAGAGTGCTTTAACCGGCACTCTTTAATTATTTAGCACTATGGAAGATAAAGAATTGCTTGAAATGAACATTGCTGATACCATCATTGAGAGACCTGTCGGTTTCAATATTGGTAGTCAGCAATTTTATTTATATCCTCCTACGTTGGGGATAACTTATCACTTGGCAAGATTGTTCAAGAGCCTGGAGGCTGATGCTAGACTGATATCTGCTAATCCATATTTGGAAGCCATTCGGTTATGTACCGAAAAGAAGGAGATTGTTTGCCGAATACTGTCTAACTATACGTTCAACCGGAAGGAAGATGTCTTTGATGGCATTAAGGTGGAAGCACGGGCGAAGGAACTCTCTGAATTAGCAGCAGAAGAACTCGCTACCATATTTACAATCGTTCTGTCCGGAGATAATACAGAAGAGTTTATCAAGTACTTCGGAATAGACAAAGAACGCTTAGAACGCAGCAGGATAGCCGCAGTAAAGAAAGATAATAGCAGTGTTACCTTTGGAGGCAATAGTACATATGGGACATTGATAGAATTTGCTTGTCAGCGTTATGGATGGACGATGGATTATGTCATGTGGGGAATCAGCTATGCTAATCTAAAGATGCTCATGGCTGATGCTATTACTACTATTTATTTGAGTGAGGAGGATCGGAAATTGCTTGGAAAAGGTGCAGGAGAGGTGATAAATGCAGATGATCCGAGGAATAGGGAGTTGATTCGGAGAATGATTGGTGAATAAGACTAACTTTTAATTTTCATATATTGTTAATGATATTAAATTTAATATCATTTTGCGTAGCGATTTGTTTGATATTAAATTTAATATCATTAACTTTGTATTGTTAATCAAGCGAATAAGATATGAAGTATAATGAACTGGAACGACTACTTGCTGAAGGTGGGTGCGTAAAGACAAAAAAACAAAGAGCCGGACATCCCTTATGGTATAGTCCAATTACAGGCAAGTTCTTTACTACAAGCAATCACGGCAAGCAAGAGGTAGCAAGTGGAACATTAAAATCAATTAAACGGGATTCAGGGGTTAATTTTTAATCCTATCCATCTAAATACACACGATTATGAAAGTTAGAGTTTTTATAGAACGCAGCAACGACGGGTATAGCGCATATATGCCCGATGATAACAATTTGCCTTTCGGTCTTACGGGTGACGGAAAGACTGCTCAAGAAGCTATGCAGGATTTCTTGCTAGCTCGTGATGAAATGAAAGAGTTCTTCATTGAGGAAGGAAAGGAATTTCCTGAGGTGGAGTTTGATTTCAGCTATGATGTGGCTTCTTTCCTTGCGTATTATAGTGATAAGTTATCTCTCGCAGGACTTGAACGTATAACAGGAGTGGCACAAGGGCAATTAAGCCACTACGTGACAGGACGAAGACAACCTAGTAAAAAGACTGTTGAAAAGATACAGAAAGCTCTACAAAATTTCGGCAATGAATTAAGTCATGTGAACTTTGCTTGATTAACAACTTTATGCAGTTCATTTGACAGCTCCGGATTTCAATTGATTCGGGGCTTTACTTTTAGTATGGGGCTGAATGGTGGGTAAAGATAAAGCCGGATGGTTAGTCCGGCTTTAACCATCTATTTATGTAAATAATGTATACGAAAATTATCATATTCTTCTGAAAAAGTAGTTTCGTTTTTCTTTGAAACTTCATTTAAAACAGCGGTCATTAATTTTTCTATATACTGAGCAACACAATCTGCTTGGGCTCTGTGTTTACAATCTTCAAAAATAGGTTCATCTAACGATAATGTTGTTCTTATATCATCCAATGATATATCAACTCCATTGTTTTTCAAAAATGATTCAGCTTTTTTATGGATGTATTCTTTTGTCCCATTCATAAAACTAAAATTACTCATAATATTACCTCCTGTTTTTATTAATTTATCCGCAAACATACTTATAAATTTTGACAAATCAAATAATTGAAAGAGAAATGAGTAGATAATAAAAAAGTTACCAGAGTTTCAATACCTGGTAACTATTATTTTAACGCTCCATACTCAGTTTGGCGACTGTATGGGGCGTTTGAATGAAATAAATTAACGCTCTTTACCCTTCTCTAAAACTTTTATTGCATTCTTCAAAATGTCAACGATAATATTTACACTTCCTTCTTTCTCAATGATTTTACTAAGTGATTCCATACTTTGAGGAACATTTGAATCTGAGTTTATATTTTTTTCCAATAGCTTATCTATTGCATTATTTACTTTTTCAGTTCCTTCATCTATATCTTTTGCCAGCGTATTGGTTGCTAGCATTAATTCCTCTGTATAATTTATCTCACGTATTTCCTTTGCTATTTGAACCATCTGAATTTGCGCTCTGTTCATTTGGGTTATAAATCCATAAAGCAATCCTAATGCTATTGGTATAGGTAGCATTAGGGGGAGGTATTGAGTGATATTGGGATATGTATTAACAGAGTTGATTTTATAACATATGCATGTAATAATAATAATTAAAAAGATAAATATACCTATAGAAATAATTTTATATAATAAGTATAATTTATTGAGCCTCTCATATTCTCGTTCGATAGTATTGTTAACTTCCTTAATACCTTTAAATGCATCTCGAATTTTATCATTTAATAATTTTATGTGATAATCTTTTTCTTTATTTTCCTCAAGAATATTTTTGATTAAAAATAGCTGATTATTGATGGAGTTGATATCGTTTTGTATTTGCTTTTTTTCTTCGGATGAAATTTGTTCGCTATTGATTTTATTGCGTTCGGATTCAAGTTTAATTTCCAAATCGTGAACTTCGTCATTTAAGCTTTTTTCCTGATAAAGCAGCTTATCTAAATCTTTTTTTATTGTATATTTCAAAAAATATTTGTGAAAATATTTCAGTACATAAACGGCTATTAATGAGGCTATTAAAGATGATGTTAATGATGATATTATTGTTTGATTCTCTAAAATATAAGAAACGATATTATCATAAAGTGAAGTTGTATTTTCCATATTCTTATTCCTCCATCTTAAATTTAGTACCACACTTGGGGCAAGTGATTAATCTTTTGTATGTCCATTCTCGTCAAAATCAAATGGTAACTCCATTTGTCCAATCTGGCGCATTTTCATCTTCTTAAAGTTGTCCCAGAATTGTTTCATATTGTCGGATACTTGAAAGAGTGTGATAACCTTATTGATCTGCTTTTCAAGATTTGGTTCTCCGACGTCAAGTGTTAGATATTGATGATATCTTTCAGTTCTATTTCCTAATTCACTTTTGGGAGTTACTTCTTTCAACTTATCAAGTACGCCATTGGGGAGTTCTTCATAGATGATAGAATTTGTCCATTTACCGATAACTCCAGGTCTTTTCTTTATTCCATTTACAGTAAAGTCCCAGCCATTCAATCGAAATAGCTCTTTATAATATATATCAGGGAAACGTTTTTGCCACGGAAGTAAATCCTCTGCAATGTATGCTTTGAGAATTTTTTGAAGTTCGTCCTTCTCACGGTCATATTGATAACCGGTTGCTTCATCGACTAAAGCGACAATACCAACCTTAGAGAATCCTAGTAAGATTTTGTAAGCATTTTGCGGAACTTCCTGATTATCAGCGAAAGCGCCTCCTTGTGCTGCTTTTACATATACATCACAAATATCAGCCAATAAAGTAGCAGGTACTCCTTCTGAATTATTATTTGCAGAGTTTATATAAGGTATTGGTTTTGAGATGATTCCTCTTAATTCATCTGAGATGTATGGTTCTAAATATTTAGCTGACAAATATTCAGGAAGGAGAGTTCCTTCTTCTTTTTTCTTCTTCCAGTAAGCGCCTCCTCCTTTTATACCTAACGCATTCGCAAGACTTCTATTTACCAATACTCTTGTTCCGTCTTCTAATACGGCACATGAAATTTTTATACCGTTTAACTCGATTTCTCCGGAATATTTCGATTTTAGTATTTTCTTTTCCGCCATAATAACCTCCTATTCTAATTTTTAAAGTTTCTCCGCCAGTTTCTTAATATCCTCCTTACTATTCACTACATGAGTATTATTGCCGATTCGGATGACTCCGACTACTTCGTCGTAAGAAGGTTGTATAACTATTTTTTTCTGCTAATAATAACATTCATAAGCCCTACAATTTCATTTACTTTTGCTCCATCTGTTCCCAAAGGAATTTTTACTATCGGTTCTGATAAGCTATTTATATTAATAATCACAGTGTAGTCATGTATAATTTTGTCATTCTCTTGCTTAACGGTGGTTTCTTTTCTCGCAGTAGCTCCACCAACAACAGCACCAACGCCACCGGTTAAGACACCTCCAACAATCGCACGTTTAGCCATATTGCCTGTACTTGTTTTGGTTTCATAAGAAACATTTCCTTTTACTATACGTTGATTGTCGTTGAAAGTACAACTTAGTATATCGCTCATTGGTAAGTCTTTACCTAAGAGCCAAATGCGATTTACCTTTCCAAATACAATTATTTCTTTCTGAAGATTAAGTTCTTCAAAAATAAAAGTCTTATCAGGCTCTCCATATTTGGATATAAGATCGTTACGAGAGGCATTGTAAACAGGGATTTTAGCTTCTTTCTCAGCCTTTCTTTTAATAGCCACTTTTTCGTTTAACTGTTTTAGTTCTTCTTGCTTCTTTTGATTTTCGTTACTTGCCCATATAAGAGCAATTCCAGCAACAACGAAAAATGCGACAAAAATCCATCCTAATGTAGTCCATCCTGCCATAAAAGATATGATACATAAAAATATAAGAAAAAGAACCCATCCCATAATCGTGTGTTTTTAAATATTAAACAATACACAAATGTATATACTATTTTTAACTAATCAACTATTTTCCTGCTTTTCTTTGATTTCAGCCACAATTTTCTCCAATGCCTCTATTGTGGTTGTTTTTAGAAGTCGCCTTTGTGTTGGATTAGGGCATAACTAAAGCCGGAGTTTAGTGCTCCGGCTGTTTTACGCTACTAACTTTGATTGGTGGAATTATTGTTTTAAGTATGTTTTTTATATACTTTAGAGCTTTCTCTGTTACAGAACGATAGTTTGTACGTTGAATTGCTTCTTTACTATCTAAATCAATATAGACGCCATGCATATTATCGCATTCTTTTATCAGTTTGTTGAAGTCCTTTAAATTTGAATATCTAGATTCGTAACTATGTAGAAAATCTCCTAAATCGGTGATAGATTTAATGGCATGTCCATATTTTCCTTGTGAATCATAGCTTCCATCCTTTTCAATATCTTTTTTACATTTGATTAGATGATTTATTAGATCCTTGTCTAAATTATTACATATTTCAAAAAGTGATTTTGAAAACTCGTGTTCATTAAGTAATTCCATTTTAAATGCCTCTAATGAACTGTCATATTTAGATTCTACTGATTTTATACTATCAGTTATGTCTTTTATATCCTGTTTTGTTGCAAGGTTTTTCCCTTTTTCTTTAAAATAGAAAACTATACATTGCACCAGTCCGGTTACTAGAGCAAATATAAGCACTGTTAGCCAAAACGGATAAGGTGAAGCTATTAAAGTTTCTTTTATGTAATCTTCCATAGTATTTATGTTTTGATGTTATTTTTAATGCTCCATACTTAGTTTGGCGACTGTATGGGGCGTTTGGTGATTAAAACTATATTAAATTCAATACATTATTTGGGTTATTGCGAGATTTGAGTTCTTGTTCACGAGCACTTTTTATATCTGTGAGTACAGGTAACCTCCATCCACTTCCAGTACCGATGTAATGTAAAAAACTGACTGGAACTTGGTCGTTTACTAACTTTTCAACTTTAATACATGTATCACTACAATAATCAGTTACATAAACATTAGTTATTGCATTTTTTATATCTAAATAATCATAGACATTACTTACAACCCTGAATTCATTTTCTCCAATCCAATCTGATGTTTTTGTAAAAAATATATTATCAAGTTCTTTGATTATATATTCTTCAATTGTTGATTTGTCATTTACCAATATAGGTATTTCAATTGCGTTCTTAATTAAATTAGAGTATATAATACTTTTCCGGTACATTTTATCATCAAAATGTATCTTGTTGTAATCTAATTCTATACAAACACCTTTTCCCTTCGCTCCATAATGCCCCCACATCATTGGCGACATACACCCTTTTATATAAGAATCATAATCTTTAGTGAAACTTATTTGTTTGTATGAGTTTATGATTTCGGCTGCTATACGAATTATTTGTCCAATTTCTATTAACGTGCCATTGTATAATGAAGTTGAAATTCGCTTACTATATTCATTAATATCATTAACTCCTGATATAACACCGAATTTTAAAGTTTGATTCTCCCATATTTTTATAAATGAATCAAGATTGGTATAATGGTATAGTTTTGCAAAGCTATTGTCTCCCACTAACGGAGTTCCAGGGAAAGTACCATTTGCTGTATATGCTGTTTTCATAGTAATGTGTTTTTTATTCCTCCATCTTAAATTTAGTACTTTATTTAATTAACTCAGCTTCTAATAGATAGCTATTAGGCTTTAGCTTCATTTGATAATATTTTATATTTCGACCTTTCAAGGTGTTTTTTATCAGTTCTTTGTCTGAATCAGGCATTCGAAGACCAAAATATATTCCAGTGACAGATTCGGGTGATATTTCAAATAAGCCAGAGGAATATAAAGTTATTCTAATTTCTTCTTCACGTTCCCATGCCATTGATTTAGTTGCGATTAAGCATTTTATAAATTGTGTATCATCTACTAAATTGTTAGTTATGCTATTCATTGAAAATTCTGGGGTATCATTTTTATATTGAACATTTAAAACGCTGTGCAAATGTCCATTTGATAAAGACCTTTGTAGCTGTTCAGAATCATATTCAATACAAAAGCCTTTATGTCCATTAGTGTAATATGCCCATAGTAATTCGTTAACGACTGTTTTACTTAAAGAGAATATTCCCAATTCAGTTCTTGCTTGTGCTATTATCTTTGCATAATTATCTTTTGCTATATTTATAGGAAGTCCACTTTTCTCCATGAGATTAAAAACTTCATACATCTTACTATCATTGACTATAGTCTCGGCTGGATCATTAAGATTCTGTACGGTTGGCGCATATATTTGATTATTGACAAGAGTCAACAAATCTCTATATATATCAGCTCTGTATTTATATAATTTCATAGTATTGAAGCTTGTTGTTAAACGCTCCATCCTCTGTTTGGCGACGGGATGGGGCGTTTGTATGTTATTTGGGTGTTATTATAATGATGACATTTAAATTGTTTGTTTTTCTTTTTAAATCGTTTTCTATTCCAATAGGATTAGCAACTCTACTTTCTGGGTCATAGACGAAACAAACTAGAGTTTGGCAATCGGGATGCGCAGTATACCTTTCTATATCGATCATTAACTGTTCGCCAACCTCTTTTGCTACTAAGCCTTTTCGAGTTTTCTTTACCTCAATAACAATTTGCTCTTGTTTGAGAAGGAAGTCCATACGGGAAGCACTACCAGCATAACTTGGTGTCCATTCTTCAGCACGTACATCATCAAAATCTACTTTCAATAGGGCATGAAGTAAATCTTGTACATCATATTCATCTTCAATTTCAATAGTCTTTCGATTACTATGGCGTTGCCTTACTTGACGAGCTACTTGATGAAAGCGGTTACATATTTTCTGTACTACATTAATGGCATGTTCTACGTTTATGACGTCATCCTTGTCATCTTCCCAAGTGTTGATTTCTGTAATCATTCCCGACATCATAGTATCACAACATTCTAATCCGTGAAGATATGTTTTTCTTTTTTCTTCAGAGGAAAATTCGGGTGATAGTTCATCTCCTACAATTACTCGAACACTAGATGAGTTAGGATTAAAAGATTGCTTATTAAATCTTTTATAGTAATCGGAATCGATTCCAAAAACAGCTTTTATCACTGCTTTAGTTTGCTCTCTCCAAATTTGAAAATCTTTGCTTGATTCAGCAAATGGTTTAATATCTTCTATTCTGCCTTGTTGATTGGTAACAAGTTCTATAGCTTTTTCTTTCTTCATTGTTGCATTCTTAGGGAAGTGGAGTTAATTTATATTTGCCTTGAAATAGCACTTCTTTTATGGGTAAATTTGTCATGTCTCCATTCCAATAATGATCTGCGGCTATTTTAATATCAATAGCTCTTACTGTAGATGTATTTATATTTTCAAGCCACATCATATCTCCAATAAAACTATGATATTCCTCAATGATTTCAACTTTGCATAATTGTGAATATTTCATTCCTGGATAACTCTTGAAATATTTGCAATTTTCTTTTTCTAAGAAAAAATACGAACATTCTGTACCTTTTACTTCTATTGAGGAAGGACGGCACATTTCATAGACTGTGGGCCAAATACAATTTATTTGTATTGGATCAGAAGGATTTAATATGCATTTACCGAATTTATTTATATGCATTGTATATATATCATTAATGGCTTTTCCAAGTAATAAGCCATTTTGTATTGAATATTCTGCTATTTCTTCCATGATATTATAGAGCCTCTGATAATGTGGGCTTCGGCGGATGTTATTTCTAGTTAATGTGTCTACTTCTACTCCAATCTCCTTTGGGTTAACCTCTAAACGATATAATTCCATACTCTTATTCCTCCTTCATTTTAAGAACCTTCTTTAAATCATCGAAAGAGTTGATTCGGTAAATTATACCTTTATATTCTACATGCCCGCATAGCTCCTGAGAATTTGAGGTGAATAACTCAGTGATAGGAATATTAAGGGAATTAGCTATACGCTCCAAAGTATCAAGAGTCGGACTTGATTTCCCATTAACGATATTACTCATATTAGCTTGCGTGATACCTACTTTAGAAGCAAACGCACTTATAGACTCATTTCTGTCTTTCAAAATGTCTTTCAATCTTAAACTCATATTATATCTTATTTAATATACCGCAAATATAAGGAATATATTGTATTTAGGATAAAAAACGATTAAATTATATTGTTATTAGTATATTTTAACTTTAAAAGTAGTATTTGTTATATTGCTTGCAGTATATTTGTAATATCGAAAACGATATAACAAATATAATCATTCTTAAAACATACAATTATGAAACGCTACAACCTATCCCAGATCATGAAAGACGCTCATAGATTATATAATAATGAGTATCAAAGAAAAGGTCGCTCTTGGGGCGAATGTCTTCAAGCTGCTTGGCGTTGGGCAAAAGATGCTGCTAAGGTACGTGCTGAAAAAGAAGCTAAGTTACAGGCTATGATTGAGGCAAGCTGGACGGCTCATAACGAGAGAAAGAACCAACCGGCACAATCGGATAACTTAACCTGGTTTGACTGCTACAATTCAAACAGCAAAGGCTATATGGGTTCTCAATATTGTGGTGATTAAAATGAAGAAAGAAAGGAGCCAATATGTTTGAGCCAAAAACAAAAGCCATTACCCGATGGGGACTTACTATTCGAGGTACTGATGTGTTTTTTCCAAAAAAGGAAACAACTATAAAGATTGGAAGATTGACACTAAAGATGAATCCGGAAACTCGAATGTTTGAGGAATACCGGCTTTGGGATTTAACTTCGGGTGTTCCTGAATTGATTGATGAACAGAGATTTGATAGAACGATTTTAATTCAATAAGAAATCCAGTCTGAACATTTAAAAATTGTGGCACCTAAAGCAGATTATTATGATCGTACTCTCATGGCTAAGAATACAGTTTCTACTACTGTTATTGCTAAAGAACTTGGAATGTCTGCTGTCACCCTTAACAGAAAACTGAAAGAAATGGGTATTCAATATAAGGTAGGTCAAACGTGGGTTCTAACTGCTAAATATCAGAATATGGGATATACTGATACTCAAACGTACACCGAAATAATAGATGATGAAACTCGTTCATACGTCAGCACTGTTTGGACTCAAAAGGGCAGAGAGTTTATTCATAGTCTCTTCCGGGCAAACAAAGAGGCTTCCTTATTTGGTAATGTGTCAGAGTTAAAAATCACCTTACAGGAAGAGGACGATTTAAAAACGAGAGTAAAGTCACTTGGGAAACCTATTTTAAGCGATATAAAGCAAATACCGTTATTGCTTGACAAGTACAAGATGCTGATTGCTAAAGATACGCTTTCGGTCTATGAGAGAAAGGTGTTTTTGTTTGTGGCTATATCTCTATTCGATCCAAAAGCTTTGGCAGGTAAGAAAATGAAGCATGGACTTAGAGTCATTCTTGGTAATTCGTTTGGCTTGGATGCCAAGACTACTATTTCCGATAACATGAAGAACATTTCCGATTACTACGACCAAAGTTCCAAATTCAGAAAAGACACCAAACAGGCATATATGTATGTAAGTGGACTTCATGCAAACTAAAGAATAATGCGCACGTCAACTTAATGACGTGCGCATCACTTTATTTTAGGCGCATTGGGGAAAATTGTGTCTGAAATCAAAGAAAAGCAAGAAATATAGTTGAGTAGTTAAATATTGTTTCTACATTTGTGTATTGTTTAATGTTAAAAATACACGATGATGAGAAGACTAATATTTTTATCTTTTATTTTATCTTTTGTATTAATTGGTTGTACAGATGATGACAATAAGGAAATATCAAATATTGAAAAAGTTATTTTAAACATCTCTTATGACACAGATGGAGATAGCCCTTCGGGGGAAGCTTGTATTTATTTTATAGAAAATATTAATATAGAAGATATTGAACCAAATTTTATGTCAATGTCCCTAAAAGGTACAGAAGGTAAAATGGTTCATCCAATAAAGACTATTTATTTCGATAAAAATTCCCAAAATAAAGTTCAATTAGTAATTAATTGGAGTGAACTTCCCGATTTAGTACCATACGGCTTTCCAAAAGAAGGGAAATACGTTATTGCTATTAAGCTTGATGCCGAACTAATGGCTGCAAAAAGAATTACATCTAAGATTTTTAATATTCAGAATGATTTGACAATAGACAAAGTTTTTAAAAGAGAAGGTGCTTTTGGAAAATACAAGTATGAGGAATGGTAGATAGATATAAATCAAGCAGATAGATTGCGCTCCAGTAATTCTTTCCCAATACAAGACCGATTTTGTTTTCAAATTAAACTTATCAATATCCATTTTTCTACCAAAATTTACATAATAAAAGCCGGAGCATTAAACTCCGGCTTTATTGTTCATATTTGATGTTGAAGCAAATGTTTCTGAGTGTGGGGCCCCCTTTATTTGTTATGACATGATTTCATTTATTTTATCAAAAGAATCAAAACGGGAGAAATCAATAATATACTTATTGCCTAACTTAGCTAATTCTTTTTCGTATGCTTGACATTTTTCTTTATATTTTATCTCATAAGTGTCTTTTGCTGGTTCTGAATTCATTCCCGCATTTTTAGTTTCTTTATGTAATCTTGCAACATCATTTACATAGCATTTGTTATAAATTTCAAACGCCTTATCAGGATGTCCAAATATAATTTCTTTTTGTGCAGCTTCAAATGAAGTATCTGCATTATTAATTAGATTGCTTTTTATTCTTTTTACATTGTCTGTCATTACCCATATTTTGAAAAAGAGGATAATTTGGAGAATACCAAAGATGATTATTATCCATCCAATAAGATTTTGCATGTCTTCCATGATTGTTATTTTTTAAGTTAAACATTTCACAAAACTACAAAGAAATCCCATTCCGTCAAATTTTATCACGACAATCTTTCCAATGTCGTGTATCTGTAATCTCGAAAATAGCAAAATCACCTCATTCATTCTATTTTTATCATATATTTCACAATGGACTAATGGTGAAGTCTTTGAGCTGAAAAAACTCACAGAAAAGCTATTGAGTATCTATTTTTGAGGAAATATCCAACATTAAGGCTATTGTTGGATATTGAATAAGCGATTTTAGTAGAGATAGTGGGAGAGTGGTTAATTTTGAACATTAATTAAAATAAAAATATATGGCAGGGTTGAATTTTGATATTACGGCAAATAATTCTGATTTCCTTAAAAAAACAGAAGAAATAAAGAAGGGAATTAGAGAAGCTGCAAGAATTATAGAAGAAGAAGGCAAACGTTTGGAAGGATTCGATTCAGAAGTATTGAAGATGTGTACTAATCTCAATAAATATTTTGATAGCTTATTAGATAAAATAGAAGTGATGGCTTCTATGCTCCAGATTGGAAAAGTTGAGTTAAGTGCCCCTTCTGTAAAATCAGATGGCGTTTCTGTACAGCAATTAGATGAATTGCGCTCCAAGAATGCAGAATTGACGGCAGAATTAGAAAAACAAAGAGAGGAGATTCGGACACAGCAAGAAGAATGGAATAAACTTGCTACAGCTATCAAATCAAATAATGTAACTGCTATCGAGCAATATAAGCAGGCTACAAACTCTTCTTCTGATTCTGTGAAAAAAGCAAAGGTGGAGTTAAAAGACTTGACTAAGGATTTGAATGAGAATATTAAATACTATGATAAACTAGCGTCACAAATTGCATCCTATAAGTCCATTCTGGATAGGTTGTACACAGCTAAAGGCAAAGGACTCACTCGTGTTCAAATAGGTGATGGAGCCACTGCATTGATATCAAGTGAATTAGAACGATTTAAACCGCAACTTGATGATGTAATTCAAAAAAGTAAAGAAATAGCCTCTCAGATATCAGAACAAAGAAAGAGACAAACCGAGCTTAATACAGTTATTGAACAGGGAAACGCAAAACACTTAAGAACGCGTACTCTTATCATGGATGCCCGTGAACAGCTAATTCAGATGCGTGCTTCTGGAATGCAAAATACGATACAATATCAACAGGCAGGGGAGGAGCTAGGCAAAATGCGTTTGCAAATGAAGCTTGTAAATGCTGAAATGGAGTTTCTTGCTAATCCTAACAAAGGTCTTGCTACACTAAAAGCCGGTTTGTCAGGTGCTGCTACATCTGCAAGTTTGGTTGTTGGTGTTATGGGCTTGTTTAATGATAAGAGTGAAAAGATGGCTGAATTGCAGACTAAGATTCAATCATTGATGGGGATAGTTGTCGGGTTGGAAGGAACTTATGGAATGCTTAAGAAATCCAATACCGTGATGCTCGCAATTGAGAATGTCCGTCGTAAAGCTATTATTGCATCTATGGCGTTAGAGAATAAAGCTAAGGCTACTAATATTGCGTTAACGCGGAGCGAAGTTACTGCTCAAAAAGCGTTTAATCTTGTGGCGAAAGCAAATCCTTACGTGTTGCTGTTTACTGCAATAGCAACTGTTGTTGGAGGAGTATGGCTACTTATTGATGCAAACAAGAGAGCTCGTAAAGAATTGGAAGAATTTAATAAATCTGTTGCTGAAACGGCCGTTACTCCGATTGCTAAAGTAGAGGAACTCTCTATTAAATGGAATAGGCTTGGAGATAACTTGGTGGCTAAAAAGAAGTTTATTGAAGACAACAAAAAGGCATTTAATGAGCTAGGATTGTCTATTCTTGATGTAGTAGATGCAGAAAACCTCCTGAATAATAATAAAGGTGCGTTTATTAGTGCGATGATCGAAAGGGCTAAAGCTGCACAATATATAAAACAACAAGAAGAAAATATAAGGGCATTAGTTGAAGCCGAACGTAATATCGAAGCAACAAAAAAACTAAAGTTTGAAGATTTTTCTAGTGGAGGTATTTATATATCAGCAGAAGAACGAAAGAATTCTGCTATTGCTGCTGCTCAATATAAATATGATGAGATTGCAAAAAAAATAAAAGAAGGTTACGCACTAGCTGCTAAATCGGAAGAAGAGGGATCTAAAATATTAGATAATGCGAGAATAAAAAGCACTAAAAATGCCGAAAATCTAGTTGATGATTATACCTATAAAATGATGACTGGATTAGATCGAGGGAAGAATAATTTCGATTCCTTTGCTAAAAATATATCAAAAGGATATGAGTCTTTATTGGATAAAATGAAAGACAATACTACTACTTTCTCTCAAAAGATAAGTGCATTATTTAGCTCTTTTTTTAGTCCAGATAAGATAATAGAAGAAGGGCGATTAACCATTGGAGAGCGAATTACTCAATTAAAGTCTGACTATGTTAATGCACAGAATCAGTTAAAAGTATTAAGGAAATACAATTCTAAGGCAACACAGAAAGAGATCAATGACGCAGAAACAGAGGTAAACAAAATAGCTGGCATATATAAAAAAATAACGGGCAAAGAAATTAATAATCCGAAGGAGCATAACTCTATTGTAGATCAGCAAAAGAAAATCTCCGAACTTTTGGATAAGCAAAAACTTGAAAGGAAACGTAGAGATGAAGATTTGGAAAATCAGAATATTCAGTCTTATATTGATACCATAGCAGAGGGAGCAGATAAGATACGTAGACAAAGAGATCTAGACAACAAGAAGGAAATACAGGATTTAGAACGTCAGAGGGAAGATTACATTCGGACGGAGATCGAACTTCAGCAAAAAGCCTTTGACGAACAGGAAAATCTACGGGCGAAGCAGCGAAAGGATTATGAGAAGCAAACGTTTGATGCGACTGCGGTGAAAGTAGATACATCTGCTTTTGATTCTATAATAGGGAATGAACAGAAAAGACAGGCTATTGACTGGTATAAGCCATTGTTGAAACAGTATCAATCATATGCAGATCAACGGCTGGCTATTGAAAAACAGTTTAACGACGACATCACTTTGCTGCGAAAGGCTCGTGAAAAAGCTGAGAAGGCTGGAGATACCAATGAAGTTTCCAAAATAGACCGTTCCATAGCTAAAGCTATCTCCGACAAAGGAAAGGAACTGATGCAGCATGATTTTGATATTTTGAAAAAGTCACCGGAGTATGTACGTGCATTTGAGGATTTGAAGAATACTTCTTCGGAAACACTTAAGTCTCTGCTAGATCAATTAGAAAAGGTTAAAAGAGCTGCGGCGACGGTCCTTAATCCCGAAGAATTACGAGAATATACATCTACTATTCAGCAAATAATAGATGAGTTGGATAATAGAAATCCTTTTCAAGCATTAGCGGACAATCTAAAAACATTGCAACAAGCAGAGAAGGAACTTGTTGAAGCAAAAAAAACTCTAGATAAGGTAAATTCGGGCGAAAAGGTAGCATCAGGTACAACTCTTAATAAAAAAACAGGAAAAATTGATACTACTTATCTTTCTGCTGCCGAAGCCTTAAAGCGATATAATGCGGCCAAAGATAAGTCTCAAAAAGCTAATAACAACTTTGTTAAAGCGGAAAAAACAGCAAAAGAAAAAGTTGACGAACTTGCGAATGCAGTAAAAGGAATAGGTAATAGTATTAGTGGTACATCCGGCGAAATAATTTCTTTGATTGGCGATGTCGCTTTATTTACTACTGGAACAATTGATGGTATAACTAAAGTTGCTAAAACTGGCGCAGATGCTATGTCCGCAGTAGAAAAAGCATCTGTCATATTGGGAATTATATCAGCAGGTATTCAGCTTATGCAGCAACTAAATTCAATTCTTCCAACTGCTGATAATCAGTATGAGAAATTCGCTGAAAAGGTCGCAGAAATTAATAAGCTAACCGATGCTGTAAATGAGTACCGTATAGCTGCACTTGAAGCACAGCAGGCAGAAGCTAACTGGTTCTCTGAAGATAATCTGAATAACTTACGTGATTATAAGGAGTTACACGATGAAGTAGCGGAAGCGTATAAAAATAAAGCAGAAGAATCACAGGCTACTTATCAGAATAAAAGCGGTGGTGGATGGTTTACTAATTCATGGAATTGGTTTTTGGACAATACATATGGGAAAATTTGGGGTGTTGATTTTGCCCGAAAGTACAAGGAAGGGCAAACAGCGGCAGTAGACAACTTGCGCATAGAGACCAGATCACGTAAAAAAGGCTTCCTTGGTAGTGGTATTGGTGGGCGTTCTCAAGAGACAGAGGATTTGGTTTCGTGGGCAAGGAGTAATGGATTCGGTGAATTATTCGATAATGAAGGGTTAATCAATAAAGAAGCTGCTAATGCTATATTAAATCAATATGGTGATAAATTAGTAGGACAGACTAAGGAAACATTAGAGTCGCTAGTTGAACTTCGTGAAAAGTATGATGAATATTTAGAGCAGCTTCATGAATATGTAAGCTCTTTATATGAGCCATTAGTCGATAATTTCGTGGATAGCATTTGGGATTGGCTGGATAGTGGGAAAGATGCTTTAGCTAGTTTTAAAGAATACGCTTCTGATACATTCCGGGATATTGCAAATGATATGCTGAAAAGCATTGTTTTATCTAAGATATTCGGAGAGGGTGAAAATAGTTATCAAAGTAAGATAAGTAAAGCGTATGATGATTATGCTAAAGGATTAATTGATGAAGTCGAACTAAACAGACAAGTATCAAAGCTTACGGCTGATCTAATGAAAAACGCAGAAGAACAACTTCCAGCTATACAAGGAATGGCAGAGAATATATCAAATACAATAAAGGATACAGCGGGGATTGATATTACTCAATCTGAATCTGCGTCTCAATCCTCTTCCCAAAAAGGATTTGCTGCCATGTCTCAAGATACAGGCGAAGAACTTAACGGTCGTTTTACCGCTTTACAGATATCCAATGAAGAAATAAAGAACTCCATGTTATCCATGTTAGTGTCAATGAACCTTATTTCAGTGACAGTCGGGAATAATAGCATAACCCTGACAGAGATAAGGAACCTTGCTATTTCTTCTAACAGTTATTTGGAAGATATAGCAGGATATCAGAAGAGAATCATAAATGAATTTGGTAATAAGTTGGATAGTATAAATAGCGGAATTAAACAATTTAATAGTAAATAATAAATAGAAGTGATAGTATTCCAATGAAAGAAGAATTATTCATAAATGGCAAGGATGCTTACGTAGAATGGGGAATAAGCATGGATGATACCTCATTATCTGCATTAATGACTCCTGCCCCTAGTAAAGCATTCATAGAGAATGAGAGCCGATTAGAGCATGGGAAAAGGGTAGTTATTGCCAATCCAAGGGTAGATGTGAGAAATCTAACCCTTCAGATCAATCTAACGGCTTCCAGTGAGGAACAATTTTTTGCTCGTTATAGCAGTTTCTGCGAGGAACTAGCTACTGGAGTTCTTGAAATAAAGACCAAGTATCAACCTGCTGTTGTATATAAAACGATCTATCAATCATGCAGTCAATTCAGCCAGTTCATGAGAGGAATAGGCAAATTTAGCTTAAAACTCAATGAATCTGACCCGTCCAACCGTGTTGAAAATATCTAATTTACGACATTGATTTCATTGTCGTATCTGTGAGTGCTCAAAATTGGGCACTCTTTTTTTTATCTCCGAACTTTGGAAATGTTATGATAGATATCAAAGACATATTCGGAAACATACGCTATTCTACTCCAATTAATGAAGGTAGTAAGCGCAAATATCTCTTGATGAAGGAGGATTATATCACATTGAAGTTTTCATTGGATGATCCTGTACACTTCAAGTTAGGAGATGGTATAGATAACGAGTTAGGCGTCTTTGAACTTGTGGACTTGTATAAGCCTGCTTATAACACATCAACAGGTGGCTATGACTACGAACTCCGTCTTGATGCTTACTATTGGAAGTGGAAAAACAAGAAGTTCTTCTATACTCCGGAGAGTACCGGTCGCGAGGCGAGCTGGAACCTGACAGCCACTCTTGACGTTCATCTTAAAGTCTTCCTTGATAACCTGAAATCACTCGGATACAAATATAGAGAAGAGGATTTTAAATATGAGATTGACACTACGGTTGAAAACACTTCCAAGCTCGTTTCGTATGATAGCGTAAACCTGATTGATGCCCTTACCCAAATGGCGGAGACATGGGAATGCGAGTGGTGGATAACGGATAAGACAATTCATTTCGGGCGCTGTGAATACAGCTCTCCCGTAGATTTCAAGGCCGGTGATTTGACAGATACTGAGAATGTGAACGTCAACAGTATGACACGCAGTGACAGCCAGACAACCTATGCTACTCGTGTTTATGCTTTTGGTTCTACTCGTAACATTCCTTCTACTTACCGTAAGAATCTTATTTTTGATGTCAAGCAGGTCAATGGCAGGGAAATATCTGATACAGCAAGGCCTCTTGATATAAAGTACTTTCCTGGCCGAGTGGTTCATAAGGAGGAATATCCAGTAAATGAGGGCATAGGTAGTGGTGCTTTTACCGCGTCATATACAGAATGGACGCATGACACTGATATTGTAGCTTCGTTGCCTTCAGGGGATTATAAGGTTTCCTCAGGAGATGGCATATCAATTAATGTATCTACGGTTATTCCTTCAATCGGAGCGGGGCGTTCTTTTCTTCCCGTCGGTGATTATGTATTGAAGGCCTCTTATATCTATAAAGTATCCGGCTCAACTAAAGAAGTTTCTATAGGTAACCAAACGGTAACCTTAGATCAGGATCAGCAATACGAAGTATCTGTAGCGTTTGCTGTATCCTCTTCTTTACAGATTGAAGGAAATGCCACAGATCTAAAGATTAGAATATATGTACGTGTTCCATCTCGTGAGTCCTCTATTCTGAACGATTCCTTCTCGGCTTATGTTTCATACGATATAACTCTGTTCAAAGGATCATCTGCAGATGCTACAGTAACCTTCCTTTCCGGACTAAATTCGGGTAATACATTCTCTTGTGTATATAATCCGGACCATTTAACAGGAGATTCGGCTAATGTTATACAATTGCCGAGTGGAGTTACGGCTTCTTTTGGTGACAGATATACGATTGACAACATCATCAAGGGAAAGGTACCTGACAGCTACTTCAGCAAAGACGACAAGGAGCTCACCTTAAATGGTGTGGTCCAGAAACGTCTTATGCTCCCGGAGGAAGTCCCTTATGTGGATGCCTACCGTTACAGCCCGACCGGTGAACGTATCAACATCGGAGATGAAAACTACGACGATCCTGATAACGTGGAAATGCCGGAAGAGGAAGCCATCGAAGAGATTGTCATATTCGAGGATGAATATCCTAAGTATATTGGTAGTACTGTGGTAGTTCCTGCTCCTACTTGGGAAGATGAAAAGGTTGATGATAAGCCAACCGGCAATAAATATCCTATCTATACCTTCAAAGATACAGGACTGAAGAACTTTACAGAAGATTTCAGACTGAATGGTGAAGAACTTCACATGATATTCCAAACTGGTAAGCTTGCCGGTATGGACTTTGCTATCAATATTGTAGAAAGCGATAATACCGGAACAACCTTTGAAATATTACATAATGAAGACTACGGACGCGCACTTCCCGACGATGCACTATTCCCGCAAGCCGCTCATACGGAAGATGGAAAGGATGTTCCTGCAGATACATATGTACTCTACGGATTCGATACCGCATTCATCTCCGAACAGATGCTGCCGGACGCAGGGCAAGAACTATTAAAGAAGACAAAGGAACACGTAAAGAAGTCCATGATTGACCCGTCCACCTACGATTGTGAGATGAAAGCTGATTTTATCTATAATAATGGCAATATCCGTACATATGAAGCGGGTGATAAAATAAACCTTATAAACAGGGCTTATTTCCCCAACGGTCGTCAATCCCGTATCATCGGTTTCGAGTGGCCGCTGGATATTCCATACGATCATCCTATATATACAATTGGTGAAACGGCTGCCTATTCGCGTATCGGTGAGATAGAAAGCAGGCTTGATAATCTTACTTACAAAGGACATACTTATTCCGGAAGTGCTGTCGGTGGGGGTGGAACCGGCATCTATGTCATAGGAGTTAACGATAAGACCTTGCCATCCGATAGGAGTGTATTTTCTGCAAAGAGATCAATGCAGGAACATATCAGTAAAAAGAAAGATGACACGGCCTCCGGCCTGATCACCTTCCTGCAAGGTCTCGTGTCCGAAACGGTGTCCATATTCCGGAAAGGGGTCAGATTCGGTGATTTCGTCACCGGCATGATCGGCGGTTCTGGCGGTGCTGTCACAGTTGAGGAGAAGACGGGCAAAACAATAATGGAGATTGATAAGGCCATCTTCCGTGAAGAACTTGTTGTCCCTAAGATCACCTTCAACTGCATTGACGTCATCTCCGGCGATAAGGCCAATACCTTCGCATTCGGAACAATCAGGTCCGTAGACACAGCAAACCGGATCATTGAACTTGACCTGCTTGAAGGGCAGACGGGCACCCCGAAAGTGAACGATATCTGTCGCGGCGTTTTTCATAAACTTGAAAGTGGAAACAAGACATCTGACAGCGCAGACGCAAACGGATTCCTAAACTACTCAGGATTCGCTACGACCTATTTCACACCTTCCGAAATTCTGTTGAACGAACCGGGAGCGATGAAGTTTAAATATACCCTGCAGCCTGGAACAACCGTCCACCCTTCATCCGGCATGAACTTCTACGCTTACGGTAACTTCACCGATGAGACCCGTCAGGCAATGACTTACGAGACCCGTTATTACACCCGCCGTCTTAAAAATGTCGATACCTGGGTAATTGACCCGACAAGGAACATCTCGATGCAGGACGGTCTTCTGGAAGGTCTGACGATCGGTGGTTTCGTGATGCACGGGCACGGCACCTTTCAGGAGAATACTTATCTGACCGGTCCCAACATACAGTTTACTCCATCTCAGATAGAGGAATTACAAGGGAAGTCGGCATACAACGTTTCTCTGTCTTCCTACGAGCGCGTAGTAAAGCTTGACAGTGCAGGCAATTTGACTTCTCTATATGAAGAGCTGAACGTCATCTCCGGTAATCAGAATATAGTTTCCGGTGATGAGAACGTCGTTACCTCCGTGTATAACCTTTCCACCCGTATCCAGGCATTCAAGGGTGAAACGGAACTGTTGTTTTCAGAATCAGTGGACAAGGACAGATATGTCGTTGTCGTATCCGCCACCGGCTGTCGCGCTTCCGTGGCTGCCGGTATCCTCACCATCACGGAGGTCACCAATTACGAAGAGTGTTACGTAGACCTGAAGATCAACTGTGAAGGAAATGCCGTATTTGACAAGCGGTTCTCGGTCGTGGTTGTCCGCAACGGCGCCGACGGTGAAGGAAGCATCACGGCTGACTTTAGCGACGAGATGCAGTCTGTTTCCTGTAGTGCTGACGGTACGGTCACTTCCGGCCTTCCGCTGACTTCCACCTTTTCAATGTACTACAGTTCCACGAAGCTGACGCTCGATTCGCTTTCCCGTGGCAGCGTGCCTGGCGTAACCGTTACAACCGACAAGGACACGGGAATAGTAACCGTCACGGCAATCACGAAAGATGCCGCTGATACCCTTCGTCTCCCGGTGACCGGAAAAGCAACCTATAACGGCGTACAATATGAGCGCACTATTCATCTTTCTATCAACAAGGTGAAGCCCGGCGCGGATGGAAATGACGGAGCGAATGCCGTCATCTACTCCCTGCAGCCATCCACTAATGTGATTAAAAAGGATAAGGACGGCAACAGCGATACGACAAACATTTCCTGCCGGATCCTGAAGACCGACGGCTCCTCTACGGTTGTCTCCTCCCGTCCCTCCGGCTATTCGCTGGATTACATCATAGATTCGGGTACGCCTAAAAGCTATACACCCGGAAGCAATATTGCCATATCGGGTATCACAAAGGATATTACGTTCAGGATGTACGCTGAAAACTCATCGGGTATCACCCTGGTTGATCAGGAAACGATTCCCGTCGTTCAGGACGGAAAGAACGGCGTTGATGGCACAGACGGTCACAGCCCTTATATCTCTGAAAACGGAACATGGATGGTGTGGGATGCAGATCAGGGAAAATACGTAGATTCCGGCGATCCGGCAAAGGGAGATGACGGTCATTCTCCCAAAATACAGAATGGCACCTGGTGGGTCTGGGATGCGGAACAAGGAAAGTATATAGACACCGGTATCAAGGCAAAGGGAGAAGACGGGGACCCCGGAACTGATGGAAGGTATACCGAACTCCGTTACCGCTATGCCTTTGACAAGCCTGCGGCTCCTGCGGGTGTGAATCCCGCGGGGTGGTTTCTGTCTCCCGAACCGAAGGATTTATCATTTATCCGGCATACCGGTGACTTCATACTTACTGATAACATGTATATTTCCCCGACCCCGGCATCTGACTCCGCTACTTACAAGGAACGCATAACCTTCGTTACGTCTTATGAGAATCAGGTGATCGACCTGTTCCTTTCGGTATCTTCTGAAGCTGGCGACTTCGGCCTTGTCTGCCCTATCGACGTAGCCTATACCGATAATGTAACAGCCTTGTGGAGGAAGTCTGGAATCGTTTCGGAAACGCTGAGTATCACCGTTCCCTTCTCCGGTTCCCATTTCATCGATATCGTTTATAAAAAGGACAGTTCTCTCAGCCGGAATGAGGACCGCATGAAATACCAGGTTATTTATCCGCGCACCTGCTGGCTGTCCACATCAGTCATCAATCCGAATACGAATGCTTCCGCCTGGAGCGCTCCTGTCTTATTTCCGACCGATACGCCGGAAAACGAACAGGTATACCTGTTGTCGAAGTCACATATTGTCGTGGACTTCCCTTCATCTGCCCCTTACACGGACGAGTACATCGGTGAGGCTCCCGCTTACGACAGCAAGAAAGCATACGTCAGGGGAAATATCGTCAGATATAACAATAATTACAGGGTGTGCCTGATCAGCTGCACGGGCATCGCTCCGGACACGTCCACGAACTGGGAGGATATCGGATGGTGGACAGACAATCCATCAGGAGCGGGCGAAGCGTTCCCTTACGAATACCAGTGTTCGCGTAAGTTTACGGACGGCAAATGGGATAATTATGAGAACACGATCCTGTTCACCCACTTCGCCAAGGACGGTACGGACGGCAATGACGGTATAACTCCCGTCGTGACGCAGTTGATCCCTTCGGTCACACAGATCGGACGCACCATGACCGGCAGCTATGAACCGGAATCGTTTACCGTTTCGCACAAGGACACGGAAGGTACCCTTGTCAATGCTTACATGGCAGTCTGGGGCAGCAATGACGGCAACTCGTGGACGCGGATTGGAAGCGTTGAGAACGTATCCTCGAAATCTATTAACGTGGCACGGTATCCTTATAAATACTTTGTGGTACGTACCTACGGGACATCCTCCGCCTCGTTCGGCAGCGATTATCTGTTGAGCACTTCCGTAAGCGTCCTGCATGACGGTGAGAAGGGAGAATCCGGAGCGCAGGGTGCCATGCCTGTTTATTGCGGATTCTACGAGAGCGGTGTGGGCTACACCTATACGGACGCCACCCGTGACATTATCAACTACAATATCGACGGCGGAGTATTCACCTTCCAGGTGAAGGTACATGGTGCGGTGGTCACGACGCCTCCGACATCCTCCACCGGTGACGCCAACTGGGAACCTGCCGGCAAGTTCAAGTTCGTAGCCATGGACACGGCCTTGATTGACGGTGCCAATATTGCCGGATTCATGTACAAGAATCTGCTGATGAAATCCCGTCTTGGTCTGCTGAGAGGAACGGAGACGGATATCAAGGATGTGGGTGAATCTGACATGCAATGGTTTAAGCCTTATTTACAGCTTGACGGAAATGCGGGTTACATAGACGCGATGGCTAACGTGAGAGTAGCGTATCAGATCATTGACGCTGGTACGGATCTGAAAAAGAACCTTTCATGGATGGTTCTGAATGCTTCCGGGTATAACAGAATCAACAATCTCGGCAATCCGGATACGGGTATCGGTCTGCAGATTTACATGCACGAACTTGGATCGCAGGTGTTTATCGGTAATTTCTACAGTTATGCGCTATATGTGTTTCTGAATGTACAGTTATCAAATGATGTGACTTATGCAAACTCAATTACGACGGTCAAGATCAAAATACCCGCCGGCAAAATGTTCAGAGGGGTTGTTATTCCCAACGCCTTAACCTATCAGAATGGCGGAGTCACGGTGATTGAGCAGGATGGTACGGAAGTCCGCTATCCGTTCAGCCTGTGTATCTATCCCTACTCGGAGCTTAGCTACATAGGAGTGACAGGGAATTACAATAACATCCCTTATTACGAGGTGGTGCATTAAGGAGAACTTTTAATTTGTAAATTATAGCCGTAGCGGTCTGTGAAGATAGCGAGGCACAATCTTAAAAAACATGGATTATGGAAAATCTAGACATAAAAGACTTTCAGAGTGTTTCCTCCGTGTCGGAACTGGATAACATTCTGCTCGTACAGAGTACGGGAGTAAACGGCAAGATGACGGTCGCCTTATTCAAGACGGCTGTCAGGAATGATGTTACACCCTCCATCAAGGAGAACGTCTGGTGGATCGGTACCGTTAATACCGGAATCGTAGCCGCCGGAAAGACCCCCGAGTTCCGCAAGGGTGACCTTGGCATTGAATGGAAGTATACGACCGATACGGCATGGAAGCTGCTGGTCAATTACGAATCCATCTCATTGACCTTTGACGATCTTACCGAAGCGCAGAAAAACTCGCTGAAGCTTCATTTCAGTGATCTGACCGGGGCGGAGATAGCGCAGTTGCAGCAGCCGGCCCGGGATATGATCGCTACCCTGCAGGTGACGAACACAAGCGTGACGGATGCCGAGAATCTTCGTGTCGAAGCGGAAGAGAAACGTAAGACGGACACGGCCGCCGCGATTAAATCGGCTACAGACGCGGCAGGCGCAGCCAATACAGCAGCCAAAAACGTCCAGGACGGCAAGACGCCCGCATTCGAAATCGGTACAGTACAGCAGGGTACTTCCGCTTCGGCTGCCGTCACGGCAAACGGTACTGACGCCTCGGGCAATCCGAAATACAGGATCAACCTCACCCTGCCCAAGGGCGACAAGGGAGACAACGGCAAGACACCTGTATTCGAGATCGGGACGGTCAGCCAGGGATCTTCTGCTTCAGCCAGCGTCACGGCAAATGGTACAGACTCATCCGGCAATCCGAAATACAAAATCAACCTCACCCTGCCCAAGGGCGACAAGGGCAATCCCGGGACTGACGGGGAAGACGGAAAAACGCCCTCCTTTGAAATTGGAACGGTAGATAAGGGAGAGTCCGCATCCGCTACGGTCACGGCAAACGGTACTGACTCATCCGGCAATCCGAAATACAGGATCAACCTCACCCTGCCCAAGGGAGACAAGGGCAATCCCGGGACTGACGGGGAAGACGGTACGGATGGAAAAACCCCTGTGCTGGAATTTGGAACGGTCGCTACCGGTAATCCTGGCACGCAGGCATCCGCTACGCTGACGGCTAACGGAACAACGGCAGAAGGCAATCCGAAGTATCTGCTTTCACTGACTATTCCGCGGGGAGACAAGGGGCTTCCTGGAGAAGGATCGGGCAATGTGTCCGCGTCCGGAACCGGACTGGTAGCAGGAAAGAAGTACCTGTTTGTACCTTCTTCCAACGGCAGTACGGAAGGCTCCTTCGTAGAATACGCGGCACCCACCATTCCCGAACAGGTGCAGCCGGACTGGAATGCTACTTCCGGGAAAGGTGCCATCCTGCACAAGCCCACGATTCCGGCAAAGGTAAGCCAGCTGACGAACGACAGCAACTTTGTAAGTAAGTCATATGTAGATGATGAGATAGACAAGATTCCCACGCCCGACGTATCCGCGCAGATTGGAGCGCATAATACATCAGGGACAGCGCATGCGGACATCCGGACCTTGATCACAAACTACCTTTCGACGGCAAAAGGATATACGGATACTCAGATATCCGCACTGATCGGAACGGCTCCGGAAATTCTTGACACCCTCGGAGAACTTGCAGCGGCTGTGCTGAACAATCAGGATGCTGTTACGGCGATCAATAATGCTATCGCTCAGAAGCTGGGAAAGACGGAGGCTCAAAATCTGTACGTCGCATTACAAGGTTATGTAGCTTATTCGCAGGCGGAAAAGACCAAGTTAGCTGGAATCGCAGCAGGAGCAAATAAGATTACCGTCGATTCTTCCTTGTCGGGCACCAGTACTAATCCTGTTCAGAATAAAGTTATTAATACCGCTCTGGCAGGCAAAGCTGCATCTTCCCATACTCATACGAAATCTCAGATTGTCGATTTTCCGACTATTCCTACCGACAACAATCAGTTGGCAAACGGTGCCGGATACCTCACTGATGCCCCTGACGACAATAAGCAATATGGTCGGAAGAACGGTGCATGGTCGGAAGTCGTTGCCGGAGCGGGAGGAGGAGTTGAATACTATGATATCAATTGGCTGTTGGATATGTATGAAGATGGAAATTGTACACAAGAGCAATATGACGGGTTATTGGATGCGGTTCAGAATAACAAATATATGGGATTTCCGACTTTTTCTATGGTCGGAGATGACAGCATAATATCACTGTCGGTTATTATTGGATTAGCAGTTCAAAATCTTGCTGGTGCTTCGGTTATTAAATGGGTAATCACCCCATCACTTCAGGTCGAATCATCTTCGGGAGACATACTTGGCGGCAGAAAAGTAGATGAAAATTCTTCCACTGCGGCCGTAATTTACTTGCGGACCGATAATTTTCCTGTCGCTGTCAATCCTGTTACTTTAAATGTGAGCATGCCGGAATCTGAGAACTCCGCTGATGAATATATTTTCCAGTTCACCAGCGGAATCTCTCCGACAGTGCTGACCATGCCCGCTTACATTAAATGGGTCAATGAACCCGTGATAGAGGCTAATAAGACATATCAGGTATCTATAGTTAACAAAATAGCGGTGATAGGAGGTGTGGAATGAGTTACTTTAGAAGAGGGCTGATGATGGCGCAGCAGAAGATTGAGAACCCATATGATTTTAATGGGACGGACCAGTATCTGGATACCGGCATCAAGTTATGGACCGGACAACCCTTTACGCTGATGCTGGTCTTCACGTCACGAGCGGTGGATAACGGAGCGAATCAGACCATATTCACTACACGTAACCATGGAAGTGAGCATGGTGTCACTTTCTCCCAACTTACAGGATCAGCCTTTGAACGCTGTAGTATGATTGGAAAAAGTGGATATACTCCTAGTACGGTTTTTGATGATAGTGTGTATGGCGTCAGAAGAGGGCTGGTTTTGACTTCTAACGGTAATAGAGTTACTTATAGTAAAATCGTGACCAGTAATGACGCTTATACTTATAGGATTCCTTCCAGTATATCACTTCCTTCATTCCACACCGATGAAACACTGTTGCTGGGAGCAAACAGAATAGCTTCAGGAATAGGAGAATTTTGGAACGGAAAAATAAATGCGATGCGTATTGATAACAGAGAACTAGGGGCAAATGAAAAATATAATTTCTTTATAGCACAAGGATTATGAAACAGTATTATAAGATTGAAAACGGAAAGAAGATATTCGCCGGACGGCGAATCATCATAGGTGACATGCAGGTGATCAATCCTGCGCATGAGCAGTATATAGAAGCGGGATGGACGGAGTATACCCCCGAACCGGTCGTGCCACAGCCGAAGTTGGCTCCCTATCAGGATGAGATGGTTATGGCTATGCGGTCATTCATGCAGCCTCAGTTGATGACGCTCTCAGACAGTGAAGCACTTGAAAAGAAGGTGCTGTATGACACGTGGAGCTCGAAGATCGGCATCAATGTGTCACAAGGCGAACGGTTGTATTACGATGACAAACTGTATAAGGTCCGGCAGGAACATCTTGTGCAGGAACAGTATCCGCCATCGACCGATACGTTATCTCTTTATGAAGTGATTCAGGAACAGAGTACCGGGACGAAGGATGATCCGATTGCCTATGTCCGGAACATGGCTTTGGAACATGGCAAGTTCTATACCCAATACGACATTTTATATGAGTGCTATAATGCCATGCAGGCTATGCCGTATGACTTAAAAGACTTGGCAGCTCATGTCAGGGTGGTAGAATAAAAAACCGCCTGCTCATCACGAGTTAGCGGTTTATAAACACAAACAAAACAAACATTAAGGGAAATATCCCTTTGTTTAAGCAATACAAAGGTAGTATTAATAATTAGATAGAGAAAAGGAATATGGGATTAAATGAATGGCTGGCTCTGATCGGGGCTTTGGGAGGTTTCGAAGCAATCAAATGGATAGTTAACTTCTATGTGAATCGTCGAACGAATGCAAGGAAGGAAGATGCGACAGCGGATAGTATGGAGGATGAAAATGAACGCAAGCAAGTCGCATGGCTGGAAGAACGTATCGCTCAACGTGATGCCAAGATTGACGCTATTTATGTTGAACTCCGGCAGGAACAGTCCGCTCATCTGGAAGATATTCATAAGAAGCATGAACTGGAGCTTAGATTGAAAGAAGCTGAAATAAAGAAATGTGATGTACACGGATGCACTAACCGGCAGCCGCCAAGTGACTATTAATTATAAGGAGGAAAGCAGTAAAGCTTCAAATAGTTGATATTATTGTTTTGTTAATTGTTATTCTTTATTGCTTTTCCTTTGACTAAAACAAATAGAAAAACCATACCAAATTCCAATACCAAGAAGAATAGCATAGATAGTATTGATATGAAAGCCTGATAGACTACCTAGTAGTATGGCAAAAAAATTTGTAAATATTAAAAGGAATGTAGTCATTCCAAATGTGATTTCTTTATCATTTTTATCAATAAATGCTAGCCGGAAGTAAAAAACTCCAGTCATGATGATAGTTATTCCCAATGCAATAATCATTTCACTAATAATATTCATGTTATTGAAATCAGGGAAAAAAAGTGAAATCAAAGTATAAAAACATGGCGATGAGATTAGTACAGATTTTAAAAGGTACTTCTCATTATCACCTAGTAATTTGAAGAAAGGCTGTAAATCCATAGATAATAAATATTTTATTATGCAAATATACACAATATATTTAAAAAAGAAACAGTATGGCAGAAGTAAAGAAATTAGCACCGTTCATCCTAAAATGGGAAGGCGGTTTTGTGAATGATCCCGATGATTTAGGTGGTGCAACCAACAAAGGTGTAACAATCGCTACCTATGAAGCGTATTGTAGAAAGAAAGGCTATCCTAAGCCTACGATAGAACGGCTGAAAGCTCTGACTAAGGAAGAATGGACTGAGATTATAAAGACAATGTACTGGGACAGATGGAAAGCTGACGAGATCAAATCTCAGTCGGTCGCTAATATTCTCGTTGACTGGGTATGGGCATCCGGTGTGCATGGTATCAAGATACCGCAGGATCTAGTCGGTGTACTGCCCGACGGCATTGTCGGACCGAAGACCATTGCTGCAGTAAACTCCCGTAATCCACGTGAATTGTTTGATCAGATCAAGCTGGCCAGGTTTGACTTCATTGAAGAGATCTGCCGGAAGCGTCCCGCAAACAACAAGTTTAAGAGAGGATGGATGAACCGGATTAATGATCTAAAGTTTGAATCATGAAACGGCTAATATACATTATCATATTGCTGACGTCAGCAATATGGTTTTCATCCTGTCGGAGTATCCGACATATTCCGATTGAAACAGTAAAGCATGACAGTATCTACATTAGCAAGATACTACATGACAGCATCTATCAGAGAGACAGCATTTATGTTGATCGTAAGGGTGATACAGTACTTATTTACAAAGATCGGTATGTATACAAGTATAAGAATCTTGTTGATACATTCTATATACACAAAGTGGATAGTGTACAAGTGCCTTATCCGGTTGAGAAAAGTTTATCACGATGGCAAACTATTAAAATGGAGCTTGGCGGATGGGGATTCGGAATAATTATAGTTATTGGTATATGTCTACTATTAAAATTCATCAAATATCGAACACATTCATAATTGAGTGCCGGCACTAATTACCGGCACTCAATTTGTTTAGATCATTCCTTTCTCTTTGGCTAATTTTAAGATAGCCTCACAAATAAACGAAGTCTTATCGTCTACCTTTTCAAGAATTGAACAGACATCCTCCGGAGCCTTAAAGCCGTAGCGTTTCGCAGTTGTTTTCTTTCGTCCTGCTCCAGCTCTTGTGCCCCCATGTTTTCCCTTTGTTATTTCATCCATAATTGTTATATTTGCAAATCCTAATCGGTTGGGGAGGTTTCCCTCCCCTTGGATTTTAGAGTAGAATTTCGAAGTTTACTCTTACTTTCCAGATTCTAAATGAAATTGCGAGTCTCATAATGAATACCGATTAGGTTTCTCTTCTTGCTTTCTCGGTGAAGAAGATTAACCGCTGTAATCATCTCTTTGATTACGTTACAAAGATAAGCATTATTTTGATAACGTACAAACGAAATCAAGAAAAAGTTTAAGAAAATATCATTTTTAACATTTAGATAATATGTAAATTATTATCTATTTTATATTCATTACAATCAAAAGCAGCACACATAAGAATAAAGCGATCTTTTACTCCTAGTTTAGTATATCGGTTTACTGCGTCACTATTCTTTGAATGTAATCCGGCTGCATACTTATCAACTTGTACTTTGTTCATTAAGTCTACATGCGTTTTACGAGCTAGTTTGCTACTTGCTACTTCATATAGGGGCTTATATTCATTTTTGCTTTTCGCTTCATCAAATACAGCAACAAGTCTATCTATTTTGCAGTATTCTAACAAAACTTTTATCTTATCATTGTATCCTCGTTCTCCTGATACATAGCGTAATATAGGGAAATTGAAATTGTATTTCTTTATAATTTCTAAAGCAAAACGCATTAAAGGAGTTTTGATTTCAATTCTTGTATCATTTTCTTTTAGAGTTTTGTGTGGTAAGTAATGAATGAAAGGAATATCTTCTTCTATTGCGATATTATCAAAGGATAGCGTTTGGAAGTCTCCAATTCGACAACCTAAACTACATTGAAGTAAGAAAGCGTCTTTAGTCTCTTGTAGGGAGCTGGGGACATCTGTATTTTGTAGTTTAATGAACTCGGCTTTAGTTAAAAATATAGGTTCATCGTATTGTTCCTTCATCATTACTGTTTTACGCTGTTTTCCAAGTTTACGGAATGGTGATACTGGTATTTCATCGTTACTTTCCAGTTCGTTGAAAAATGCCTGTAGCTTTTTTAATTTTGTTGCAACAGTATTTTGCCCTCTTGGTGAGGTTGGAATATTGCGATTATTCATGTCAACATAAAGCCCCCTATATTTATCTACCAATATATATTCATTAAACAGAAAATCACGGAATAGTATAAGTTTCTCATTATTGAAATAGGTTGGAGTGATATCACTTAAGTTGTTGATAATGAGAAAACGGTTTAATTCCCGTAATAATACATCATAATGTTTCTTTCTGCCTTCGCCAAATATTCCATCCTTATAACATTGCTCTATGTATAAGTTGAGTCGGTTATGGAGGCTTTCACTTGATTCCTTGTTAATATACTTCTCCGGATTAATATATTCATCTATATATTGATTTAGTTGTTCACTGGTTTCTATCTTGTGATCGGTGTACAAACGTAGGATTAGGTTTTTGCGTTCCGTTATGTCTCTATAAAACTCTTCTCTAGTTTTGCAATGGATTGGTATAAGTACTTTGGATTTGTATTGTTCCTTTTTCTCATCCCAAATTGAAGGTTGTACTAAAATCTCGGAAGTGTGAAATAATTGTATATTCCTACCATCGGATAAACGAAATCGTATATTAACAAAGTTATCCTTTTTGCTTGATCGAATAAATGCTTTTACTGTTGCCATATAGCTATCATTTTACGGTTGTGCAAATATACTGTTTTTGCACAACGAAAATGCTTAATTGCACAACTAAAATGCAACATAATACAACTTGCTGTTTTGTATATATTTGATAATTAATGTATTTGTATGAGATTGTATAGTGTGTATTTTTAAATATTAGACCGCACCGGGGTCACATGAAAATCCCTTGATAATCAGCAGTTATCAAGGGATTTTTGTTCTTATATGACCTTTCTTCTAGCTTCTCGATACCTGCAATCCTTTATCGGA